GACGAGGCGTTCAAGGAGTTGGCAAAGCACCCTGACCCACGGGTGCAAGTGCTGGTGTCCGCTCGGCTGGGGAACAAGACCACGCTGGAGGAGACCCGGACGCAACGCTTCATCGACATTGCCAAGCGCGGCAAATTGCCGGTGCCGCTTAAATATTACGCAGCCCATACAGGGCGGTGGGGTGGGGATGACAAGGTCAACCTACAGAACCTGCCAAGCCGGGGGGACAACGCAGGCAAGCTGAAGATGGCGATCTGTGCACCCAAGGGCTACGTGATGATTGATGCGGACTCCTCCCAGATTGAGGCGCGGACGCTGGCGTGGCTGGCTGGGCAGGATGACTTGGTCGAGTTCTTCGAGAAGAACAATGCAGAGATCGCTGCCGGGGTGCCGAAAAAGGACATGAAGTATGACCCGTACAAGATCATGGCGGCGCAGATTTATAACAAGCAGGTAGACCAGATCGCAGACAACGAACGGTTTGTTGGTAAAACGACAATTCTTGGGGCAGGTTACGGCATGGGCGGCGAGAAGTTCCAAGCCCAGCTAAAGACCTTCAACGTGGACATCCCGCTGGATGAATGTAAGCGAATTATCGACGTATACCGGCGCACGTACGCCAAGATACCGCAGCTATGGCAGGCAGCAAATAGCTCACTGGATGCCATGCTGACTCGACGTTTTGCTTCCGTTGGGCGGGAAGGCGTGATAAAGTTTGACGCAGAGGGGTGTGGCTTTGTCCTCCCAAACGGGCTTCCTTTACGCTACGCGGAACTACGCAAGGTGTTGGATGCACAGGGGCGGGCGCAGTACGAGTACAAGACTCGGATGGGCTTCACCAAGGTGTACGGCGGTAAGGTAGTGGAGAACCTATGCCAAGCACTTGCCCGATGTGTTATTGCAGAACAGATGTTAAGGATCGGTAAACGGTACAAAACCGTACTTACCGTGCATGATGCCGTCGCTTGTATTGCACCGAAAGAAGAAGCTGATGTGGCGCAAGCGTATGTCGAGGACTGTATGCGATGGACGCCCAGTTGGGCAACCGGTCTACCGCTCAACTGCGAATCAGGAGTCGCTGAATCCTATGGGAAATGTTAACGTGCTGACAGAAATGGTGGACTACAAGAAGGTATTTACCTTCATTAATAACGTCTGGGCAAAATCTTTGTGGGCGGTCGTAATGCTTGTGCTAGGGTTGTGGATCGGCTCAGTCAATACAGAAAGTCGTATCGCTGGTGATTGCAAATTCGCTGGTGCGTTCCGTGTGGACATTCAGGCGTTTGCTTGCCAGAGAAAAATATGAAGTACACGTGGTCGTACAGTAGCATCAACTTGTTCCAGCAGTGTCCGCAGAAGTACTACCGGCTGCGGATAAAAAAGGATATTGTTGAGCCACCACAAGAGCACCTGCTGTATGGCACTGCGGTACACACTGCTGCTGAAGAATATGTACGGGACGGCAAAGAGATTCCAGCTAAGTATGCGTTCATCAAGCCGCAGCTAGATGCGTTGGTAAAAATTAAAGGCGAGAAGTACTGCGAGTACGAGATGGGGCTGACCAAGAATCTGCAACCCTGCGGGTTCAAGGCGGAAGATGTCTGGTGGCGGGGTATCGCTGACCTGATTATCATCAACGGCGATAAGTGCTTCCTTGTGGATTACAAGACAAGCAAGTCCAGCAAGTATGCGGACACAAAGCAGTTGGAGCTTCTGTCGCTGGCGATCTTCAAGCACTTCCCGCAAGTGAAGAAGATCAAGGCAGGGCTGTTGTTTTTAGTAGTGAATGACTTCGTCACCCGTGAATACGAGAACGATGAAGGTAAGGGTAAGGCGTGGCTGCAATGGCTGGATGCAACGCACACGCTGGAGACTTGCATGACAGCAAACGTGTGGAACGCAAAACCGAATTTCACCTGCAAGAATTTCTGCCCAGTGACTGACTGCATCCATAATGGAAAGGTTCACTGATATGCCGTACACTAAATCTCCTCGGCCTTACAAGCACGAGTACGAAATGCAAAAGAAGCGAGGCGAGAATCCTGATCGAATGGAACGCCAACGTGCCCGTAGGAAGCTGGACAAGGAAGGTGTCAGCCGTAAAGGCAAAGACATTGACCACGTCAAGATGTTGAGCAAAGGCGGTAGCAACGCTGACGGAATTAGATTAGTATCACCTTCTAAGAACCGTGCACGTAATGGGCACAAGAAGGGCGAGAAGAAGTAAAGCTTTACGGGCGAACGGCTACAAGGTCTTTTGATCAACCGTGTCGTCAAGGATATACGGGTAGTTTAGTAGCCCACCAAAATTTGAAACGCAGCAGGCTATTGTGAAAACTTCACTTTAGCCTGTTCCCCCTTGGAGCAAGCATGCAAATCATCGAAGACAAAGCACTGTTACTAAAAGTGCGGCATCCGGAACGGATCACGGAAGTGATACCGAAGAGCAAAGTACTAAACAACGGCGAGGTGCTGGTCAAGTGGGGGCTGGAGGAAGCGCAGGTGCTGAAGAACTTGCGTATCAAGAATGTGCCGTCACCCATCATGTCGCACTACCACTGGCCCGGCCTGTACCGTCCGTTCGATCACCAGAAAGAAACCGCATCATTTTTGACACTGCACCGGAGAGCATTTTGTTTTAACGAACAGGGCACCGGTAAGACAGGCAGTGTGATCTGGGCGGCGGACTATCTGATGTCGCTAGGCCACATACGTAGAGTGCTTGTCCTGTGTCCGCTGTCGATCATGCAGTCGGCTTGGCAGAATGATTTGTTCAGGTTCGCCATGCACCGCACGGTGGCGATTGCCCACAGCCACTCCCGCCAGAAAAGAATCGATGCGGTGTGCAGCGATGCGGAGTTCGTCATCTGTAACTTTGACGGGTTGGACATCATCAAGGACGCGATAAAAGAAAACGAATTTGATCTCATCGTCGTTGATGAAGCCAACGCATACAAAACAGTTTCCACGAAACGGTGGAAGGTGCTGAACCAAATACTGACACCCAGCACATGGGTCTGGATGATGACGGGCACCCCTGCTTCGCAGTCCCCCACGGACGCATACGGGCTGGCGCGGATCGTCAACCCATCGTCGGTGCCTAAGTTCTTTGGGTCGTTCCGGGACATGGTGATGCAGAAGATCACCACCTTCAAGTATGTGCCACGCCCACAGGCAGAGTCTATTGTGCATAACGTGCTACAGCCAGCGATCAGGTACACCAAGGAGGAATGTCTTGACCTGCCGGAGATGACATACACCACCCGTAACATACCGCTCACCCCTCAGCAGATGAAGTATTACGAGACGCTGCGTAAGCACATGGTGGCGGTCGCTGCCGGGGAAGAGATCACAACAGTCAACGCCGCTGCCAGCCTGAACAAACTCCTACAACTTTCTTGTGGTGCAGTGTACTCTGATAGTGGAGAGGTCGTTGCCTTCGATGCATCTAATCGCATTGCAGCATTGAAAGAAGTTATCGATGAAGCTACACACAAGGTGATTGTATTCGCCCCCTATAAACATAGCATTCATATAATTAGCGAAGAGCTAAAGAAGTCTGGCTACACCTGTGAGGTAATTAGCGGAGATGTATCTGTTGGCAAGCGCACTGAAATCTTTGCCAAATTCCAAACAGAACCTGACCCAAAAGTTCTGGTAATCCAGCCACAAGCGGCCTCGCATGGTGTAACCTTAACTGCTGCCAACGTGATTGTGTACTGGTCGCCCGTCATGAGCGTGGAGACCTACCTGCAAGCTAACGCACGAACCCACCGTGCTGGGCAACGCAACCCCTGTACCGTAGTTCACCTGCAAGGCTCCCCCGTAGAGAAACGTATGTACGCCATGCTGGAGGCGAAGATTGATATTCACTCCCGTGTGGTCGATCTATATAAAAATTTCCTTGATCCTCTTGACAGTGTCAAAGAATAGTTCTAATCTGTAGCCGTAGTTACCCTTGGAGATCGACATGACTGAAGAAGCACTAGCAGAGGTGCCTGTCATCCCAACTGACAAGCTGGTGAAAGCGTACATCAAGATACGTGATGCCCGTAAGACGTTGGCTGACAAGTACGAGAAAGAAGACGCTGACCTCAAAGAGTCGCTGGAAGCAATCGAAAGCCAGCTTCTCGAAGCATGCAAAGTGGTCGGTAGTGACAGCTTACGAACACCATTCGGTACGGTCAGCCGCCGTGTATTAAAACGGTTCTGGACAAACGATTGGCATTCGTTCCACGAGTTCTTGAAGGAGCACGAAGCCTTGGAGTTACTGGAGAAGCGAATCTCGCAATCCAACATGGCTACGTTTCTTGAAGAAAACCCTGACCTGCATCCGCCGGGACTTAACGTAGATTCAAGATACGCCGTTGTTGTGAGGAGAAAATAATGAAATGGGTGCCTTTAGATTGGATCAGCTCAAAGTATGAAGTGTCTGATACTGGAATGGTACAGAGTTTAGCTAAAGGCATTCCACGAATGTTAAAACCTCACCGAGATAGGTATGGATATTTACGTGTTGCGCTGCAGACATCAGAAGGAGAAAGAAAATTTTACGTTCATCGTTTAGTTCTTCGGGCGTTTACTAAAGTTGAGGGGGCGCAATGCAATCATAAAGATGGAAACAAAACTAATAATGTCATTACTAACCTTGAATGGTGTAGTGCATCGGAAAATGTAGCCCACGCGTATCGAGAACTAAAACGCCCGCATTCCCGTAATAATTTAGGAAAATTTGGGGGGTTACACCCGTGCCATATCGAAGTTATTCAAATGCTTGAAGATGGAACAGTTGTAAAAATATGGGGGTCTTTGTCAGATGCTGCCAGACAAGGATTTAGCCGACAATGCATAGGGCACGTTTGTAATGGACGTCAACTTACGCATAAAGGATTTAAGTGGCAGTATGTAGTCTAATTACAAGGAGAAAGACAATGAGCGAACTTGCTCTATTTAATCAGAATCTTCCCGCACACTTGCGTAACGCGGAGATGGATGAAACAACCAAAGCCCTGATGGGTAGTGGCGGCGGTGGCAGCAAGCGCATCTCTATCGAGGGCGGCGTTTGGCGCATGATGGTCAACGGCAAGGAAGTTGCACAGAACGAAGACCGTGCAATGAACGTAGTCATCGTTGCGGCTGCACAGAAAGTCTCGCGTATCTTCTACGCAGGCACCTACAAGAAAGGCGTTATCAGCGCCCCGGATTGCTGGTCACCTGATGGCGAAGTGCCAGATGCCAAAGCCAAGAACCCACAGAGCAAATCGTGCGCTACCTGCCCACAGAACGTAAAAGGTTCGGGCAACGGCGATACACGTGCATGCCGCTTCCAGCAGCGTCTGGCTGTGGTGTTGGAGAACGATGTTGCGGGTGATGTGTACCAGCTTGCACTGCCATCCACATCGATCTTCGGTGCAGGCGAGAATGGCAAGTGGCCTCTGCAAACCTACGCCAAGATGATCGCAAGCAAGGGTGTGCCTATTACGTCCGTCGTAACAGAGATGCGCTTCGACACTAGCAGCTCGACACCGAAGCTGACGTTCAAGCCAGTACGTTATCTGGAGACGGATGACTTCAACACCGCGCTGGAGCAGGGCAAGTCCTTGGCAGCTATCAATGCAATCACCATGACTGTCGCGCAGACTGATGGCGTTAAGGATGACGGCGAGGAGTTCGAACAAAAAGCACCCGCTGCCAAAGTCGAAGCAGCACCTGCGGAAGTGCCGGAGCCTACTAAACGCGCAAGCAAGAAGGAGGAAGCCCCAGCACCCAAGAAGGACGTAAGCAAAATCCTCGAAGAGTGGGATGATGAGTAACGGGTACGCATCCCGGTTTATTAAAGCTGTGAATTCAGCGGACACCAACAAGCTTGGTGTCCAGCTTGGCAACCTGTGCATAGAAAACGATATACCAGCACAGGACGTGGCGGAGCACTTTGGAGTAACTCGCACCACGATATACAACTGGTTCAAAGGGCTGACGAATGTCCCGCCCGCGCATCAGGAAATTGTTGCCAAGGCTATCAAAGTGCTGCTGGATAAACGGAAATAGCGCAGGTTTGGGGGGCTAGGGCGCGCACCCGAAGAGGGTAGTTGCCGTCACTATCCCTGCCCACCCATTTTTAAAAGACGGCTTGGGGCGGCTATGCTTACGAGGACAGACTTCCTGTCTTTAGTTTTACCACCTACGGGGCACTATTGCGTAGTGGGGCTAAAGAAGGATGCAAAACCAAAACAAATATTCGTGTCGTCAATAGAGGAGATTGATCTCTATGCGGATGCGCTGGTGCATAAAGGGTACGACGCGTACTTTGCACTTGCTTCGTTCACTGAAGATACGGGACGGACTGCTGCCAATGCAGCACAACTAAATTCTTTCTTTCTCGATCTCGATTGCGGTCTTGGTAAGCCTTATGCTGACCAAGCGGATGGTATTGCTGCGCTCAAAGAGTTCGTGAAAAAAGTTGGTATGCCAAAGCCAACTGCGATTGTGAACTCCGGACGTGGGGTGCATGCGTACTGGGTAGTAGAGCAGCCTATCGAGAAAGCCGAGTGGCGTGGATTAGCGGAAGGTCTCAAGGCACTGTGCACGGCGCACAACCTGCATGCTGACCCAGCAGTCACCGCTGACGTTGCGCGTATCTTGCGTATACCAAACACGCTGAACTTTAAGAACCCGGATGACCCGTCACCCGTGAAGCTTGTCATGGCTGGGTCTCGCGTAGGTATAGAGGCGCTGCGCGATAAGTTCGTGGCGAATGAACTACACATCCCCGGCGAGAAACCGTTTCAGCGGGAGATGGACCCGACTACGCTGGCACTGCTGGGCAACTATCAGTCCAAGTTCAAGACCATCCTGATCAAATCAGTACAAGGAGAAGGCTGTGCTCAGATTGCGCACATTTATCAAAATCAGGACTCCGTGGAGGAACCGCTATGGAGGGCAGGCTTATCGATTGCTCACCACTGCGCCGACGCAGCAAAAGCCATTCATATCCTCTCGAACAAACATCCGGAATATGATGCGCGTACAACTGAAAAGAAAGCAGCGCAGACCAAAGGTCCATACACTTGCGAGACCTTTAAAAAGCTATCACCTGCGTTATGCGAGGGCTGTACGGTCAAGGTTACCTCTCCTATACAAATCGGACGAGAAGTTATCCACCCCGACGAAAATGCGGATGACCCGGTTGTACAGGACGTTGAGCCTGTTACCCAAGAAGTGCGTCAGTACACGATACCTAAATACCCTTTTCCTTTCTTTCGTGGGAACGTAGGTGGTATCTATTTACAGGTAGAACCGAAGAAGAACAAAGACGGCACCGTAGAAAGCATGGAAGACATACTAGTTTTCCCGCATGACTTCTATGTTGTGAAGCGACTGCACGATCCTGAAGAAGGTGAGTGCATCATGATGCGACTGCATTTACCAAAAGACGGTGTGCGTGAGTTCATCATGCCGCTGCGGGAAGTCATATCCAAAGACAGATTCATGGGCGAGATTGCCAAGCATGGTGTGGCGATCATCGGTAAAAAACAGGAGGCAATGATGTTATACACCACCCGCTGGGTTGAGGAGCTTCAGGCAATCGGCAAAGCTGAGATTGCTCGAAAGCAGTTTGGTTGGTTGTCAGATAACAGCGCGTTTATTCTGGGCGATAAAGAAGTCCGGCACGATGCTATTGAGTACAGTCCGCCTTCCGCTGCGACACTACCTTTGATACCTGCGTTTGGTGTGCGCGGTGACTTCCACGTGTGGAAAGATGTGGTCAACCATTACCGGCATCCCGGCATGGAGCTTCGTGCATTGGCACTCTTTATGGGTTTTGGTGGGCCGCTGATGAAGTTCGTGGCAGGCGGTGCGCTGAATGGGTTCCTGCTGAATCTGGTCAGTAAAGAAGGCGGCACCGGTAAATCAACGCTGCTGCAAGCAATCAATAGTATCTACGGCAACCCTGATGCGCTGATGATGTCCTACAAGGATACGCACAACTTCCGCTTGCAGCGGTTTGGCAGCATGCAGAACATCACCGCGACGATTGACGAGCTGACCAATATGAAGCCGGAGATGATGTCCGATCTGGTGTACGACATTACATCAGGTAAAGGTAAAGGCCGGATGTCCGCCAAAGCCAACGTGGAGCGGGTTAACAATACGACATGGCAGCTACCGGTGGTCTCTTCCTCCAACAAGGTGATCCGGGACGCGCTGCTGTCGATCAAGTCTTTCCCCGAACCGGAACTGTTGCGCATACTGGAGGCAAATTTAGCTATTGATAGTTCGCTCGATGCAGTGCAGGCCAAGCAGCACTTTGGCAGGTTGCCAAGCAACTACGGACACGCAATCATCCCCTACATCCAACACGTACAAAGTGACTTACCTGCGATGATTGAATTGTTGAATGGTGTGAACGAAAAGTTAGACCGGGCGGCAGGCATCATGGGCAACGAGCGGTTCTGGTCTGCCGGTATGGCGATTGGCCTGACAGGCGGCATCATCGCGGCTCGGTTGGGGTTGCACGACATTCCGGTCAAGCCGGTGATGGACTGCGCGGTGCAGTTGATTCAGAACAGCCGCCGCAGTAACAAGGAGTCAATGTTCGACAGTGAAGATTTCCTTGGCGCGTTCCTACAGCGGCACTTCCACGAGATTCTGGTGATCAACGGGTCGAAGGACAACAAGACTGGGCTGGAGCATGCGCCCATCCGGGAACCCCGTGGCCCACTAACCGTACGGTATGAGCCAGATACCAAGCTGTTATTTGTGTCGGTACGCCCGTACCGGGAAGATTGCAGCAAGTATTCGATGAGCTATGACGGGTCGCTGGAGCCGTACCAGAAGGCTGGGGCTTTCCTTGGAATGAAGCGCAAGCGGATGTTTGCAGGCACGATTACCAATACTGCGCAGAATGTACACGCGCTGGTGTTCGATGCTTCGAAGCTGGACTTTTTTAATGAGGATGTCCTGCTAAATGCTCCGGATTCTATCCCTTCCGATTTCGATTGATTGGAAGAACTTCCGCCCGGATACCTCGATCTTCATACCCTGTCTGGATTACCGCCCAGTGCAGGAGTTTGTGGAGACTGAGGCTACCCGGCTGCGGATGCAAGTTGTTTGCAAACGGGTAATAGAAAACCGTAAGTACGGATTGCGTGTCTGGAGATTGGCATGATATGCTTGGCGCACTCACTGCTTTCTCCAAGGGAAGTTGAGTTCGCCCCCGTGTGCTTCTCCCCTTTGCACCGGGGGCTTTTTTACATCCCCGCCATCTGCTTCAGCTTCGGTACGTTGTAAGCTTGCAGCACTTCTTTCTCAATTCGCAGTATCTCATCCACCTTTTCGCGCTTTTCCGCCGGTGATAGGTCGGCATCATTAGCGATGATGTTGCGGTACTGACGTAGTTTCCCGAGCTGGTCCTCAATCTTATTGATAATACCCTTCATGGAGTACAGTTTAAGCTTGTCCTCTGATAGGTAGTCTTGTAGCTCTTCCGCACGGCCTTCGCGCTTGAAGGTATTAACTGAGTTGACTACCTTGTCCACACGCTCACGGAACTCATAGAACTCTGTCTTATACCCACGCCCAGTGTCGTCGTACATAAACGTCTTGACCAACGGCAGCTTGTTGGTAGGCTTAGCCATCCGGTTGGGGTCACCCGCCGCATCAGTTACATCAAGTAGCACTCCACCTACCGTGCCAAGATAGCCGCGTACCAGATAGTCAGCCTTCATCGGAGAAATGCCGACATACCCAAAGAGTTTGGCAAGTTCTGATGTCCGGTCGTTGAACTGCAAGTAGGTCTCTTTACCCGCCATGTTGATGCCAACAATCGGGTTGCCTGTGAAGAACGAATAGTTCGTCGCTACTTCAACAGCAGGCTTGAGCAACTGAGGCATCAGGTTAACCCCACCATACGCGTTGATAGCCGCATCCTTCATACCCTTCATAAAGGTCGTAGCGTCTACCGGACGCTCAGTGCCAGCCCGTGCGATAGCTTGGTACATGCGCTCTGGGATAACTTTGAACAGGAAACCAATCTCCGGTGGTACAGGCAGCTTCATACCGGTGCCGGGGATAATAAAGTTAAGATCACGCTCGCGGTCATCCAGACCTTTGTAATCGTCATCGTCGCTTACTAACGCGGCATACAGCATAGATAGCGCAGCGACTTTCGCACCTGTACCGAAGAACAAAGCCATAGCAGCCTTGCGATCCTCCATCGCCAACCCTTTACCCTGCATAGTGCGATACAGCACGTCCATACCTTGGATGTAGGCGTTCATGAACGGGACAATCTGGCGCAGGATACGCACTGTCTGCCCATCACCAGCGGTTTTAAAGTTGATGTACTCCTTGGCGCGGTGAAAAGCCAGCACTCGGTCGCCGGTCTCTTTCATGGTCTGGTCGTAAATAGCAGCACGTACTGCCATATCCGCTGACAACGAGAAGTCCTCCAGCTTGTCCCAGAACCGCCCAATAGCTGCACGGTCTTGCAGCCCATGCCGCTCACGCACTTTACGCATGACGTGATCCGGCATCCCATCGTAAGCACCAGTAATACCTAGCCCCTGAATATCAGACTCGCTGCCGGTGACTGCTTTGTAGAAGTTGCCAAGGATTTGCGTAGGTAGTGAGAACGGATGCTTCACACCCGACAAGAACATCGCACGCACCGTATCCTGTGTAAGCTGGCTCAGCGCGAAGGTTGGCATGTGGGTAACGAAGCTACGCAGCCCGGTAGCAGCAGTTCTAAACGCACCCAACACAGGCCCTGCAACGTCAATGATGTTGGAGAACGCTGCCAAGTCTTCCTGATTCTGCAAGCGGAACGCCACACGCTCACCATCACGGTAGGCAAACACCACCAAGTGGCGGTTGTTTTTCAGTTCGCGGTCAACCTCATCCTGTGTCTTTAACTCATCAGCAGATGGCAACGCCTCAAGCGTCTTAATAGCCGCACGGTTTTTAGTACCTGAGCGCATCGCCCAGATAGTGTGCCCAACCATGTTGTCGAGCACATTGCGGATTTCCTTGGAGCTGCCTTCTTTGTCCAATGTAGGAAGATTGGTCAAGTGCACGTTACCGGTACGAATCTTGGTCAGCCCGTCTACTTTGCTGTCCTCTTCCTCGATACGCGTCCACGGCACGTAGCCAATGTTGTCTTTCCAAGATTGAGCTTCAGCAGTGCTCAACCGCCCGGTGGCAACCAAGAAGTCGGTGATGCCTTCGTTGTACTTGGTGAATACGTCAAACGCTTGTTTGAGTTCCGGGAACTCACGCATCGCCTCGAGGCCAGCATCGATCTCTTCTTGTGAAGCACGGACTTGCACGATCTGCTTACGTAGCAGTTTGGCAGCGGTTTTGTTGCCCTTGGCTTCTGCGGCTTCAGCCTGCTGGCGCAGGGTTTCTGCACGTTTGTTCAGCTCATTAGCCCGTTGCGCGATGAATGCACGGTGGGCAAGTGTGACAGCAGTTTTAGCTGATCCAAGCTTTGCACCTAGCTCCTCCGTAATAATCTCAAACACACGGTCAAGACTAATCTGTTGCCCATCTTCTACGCGGTCATAGACTTCAAGCAAACCATCTTTACCAATACGTACCCCACCCTTACGCATCAGTTGGTCAGCCAGACCAGTCGCTTCCTGTGCCTGCTCATTCAAGATGTCAGGGCGGATATTGCCCAGCGAGTCTGTTACTTTGTTTTGGAATACCGCTGCAATCTGTTCTTTGACTGGGGCATCCTTGTCCACGACTGCCTGCCGGAACTTCATTGGCAAGCCTCTAGCTTTGCCTGCTTGCAGTGTTAATCGATCTAACAACGTCTGATCAACATTAGGTTCTGGCTCGTTGCCGATACCCTTCATGCGTTCGTTCAGCGCAGCAGCACGTTCCCCTTCAGGGGTCAATACTTCAGCGTTTCGTAGCTGATACGAAATCCGAGCATCTTCAGGATTAAATGCCCCGGAGTTAAACGGTGACTTTAGCTGACTGCTGTTGTAGACAGCGAGGTTTTTGTGACCGCCTTCTTTGACATAGAAGCCGTCATGCCCTAATGCTTTAATTGCTTTTTGAAATTCTGGCCTTTCTATCGTACTCCAATTACCTTCATAAATATCTCCAGCAAACGTGTCTCCTCTTCTGCCGTTAGGAGATGTTTCGTTTAATTTTTTAATTAACGCTGCAACATGCTCTTGGTTTTGGTAGTCAAACGGATTCTGGGCACTAACGTATACCGGGACGATATTTGCACGGGAAGGCATTTCATTTAGAGCAAGCGTTCTAAGCTCATCAGCAACATCTGTGCCTGCACGTTCGGCAATTTTTTGGGCTTCTTTAATAAGTTCTGCCACTTTCTTCGGAGGTAAAAACTCCTCCATGCGGGACTGCATATAATCTTCAGACAGTTCAGCAAAAGTTTCAGCAAACCTCGGATTATCAGTCACGAAGATCGCATTCGCTTGCTTAGGACGGAACTCCTCAATATCCCGTGCGGTGCCGTGATACATCAGCTTTGGTGAGCCATCCGGGTTGCGGATAACTGAGTTGCCAAACCACTTCTTAAAGTTAGCAGTCGCAGTATCCAACAGTCCTCGCACCATCGACTGGGCTTCACCGGTTTTCAGATCAGCAGTGGATTTGACCGAAGCCTTTTTTACTTCTTTCAAGTATTGAACGAAAGTCTCATCTGCCAGATACCGCTTGTTCTTCAGGTTGCCGAAGAAGCTACGCAGAGCCCGTCCTAACCGCGCAAAGTATTTTTCTACGACAGAGATAGGCTTCTCATCCGTAGTTGCCCAACGAGATACTTGGTCTGCATACCATTCATCAAAGCTGCGCCAGTACGGCTTCAATTCATCAGCCATACGCCCTTCAGGTACGCGTGTTTGTTTTGCAGCAGTCTTCGCACGTAGTGCGTCAACGAGTTCCCGTGCAGTCTTACCTTTTTGGGTACCTAACCACTTCTCGAATGACTTCTGTATAGAAGCTTGTAGTTCGGGCGAAGCGTTGTTGTACATCTCCTTCATATGCACATGCCCAAGCTCATGCGCCAACACTTCAAGCATTGAGGTTTTGCTGGTAGATGCCGTGAAAGCAATATAGTAATCGCCGTTAGACAGCCGACGCATAGACCCTGCGTTCAACGGATCAAGTGCTGCCGAGCCAATCGCCCGATAAGGGCCAGTGAACTTACTTATATCTGCCCGCGCATCTTCCATCGTTGTGATGTAGATATTGGCGCGTAATCCAAGCAGTTTTGACCAGCCAGCAACAACTTCGCCAAGACCTTTCGGCGTATTCTTCGAAGTCTGGATATGCCCTTTGGTGAACTTAATAAACGGTTTAGTTTTGTGCGCTTGTTCAGCAGCATATTCTTGCCGTTTCTTTTCCGCCACCATTTGGGCGCGTTCTTGGGGAGTAAAAAGATTGCCTGTATAGGACTCAATATCAAGTTTAGTACGCTGCGATCCTTTTGCAGCGGGGTATACAGGCGCTCCTGTAAGTGCGGAATACCCGCGTATCAGTGCAAGGTCACCTTCCTGCCAAGCTATTTCACCGCCGAGGTCTTTGGCATGCTGTTCCGCAATAGCACGTTGCTCTGGGGTGTAAGGTAATTTTGGCGCTGTTTCGCCTTTCAAAGAACGAAGTTGCTCTTCAAGGTCTGCTTCTGCTACTTCTCCAAACCCATCCGTAATATCCTCGACGATACCTTTTGCTTCCGCAGGCTTTAGTTTGCCTTCTTGCACCAACCTACGGGATGCTTCTTTAGGAGTTACTTTCCCTTTAGTAGTCGTAGGAGCAGCAGGTGCTTCCACCGCCGGGGCAGCGGCAGGCGGTACAGCAGGCGCGATAGGTTCACGTGATACCCCTTCTAGTGCAGTTGGCTGTACTCCCGCTCCGACATCAGGCTGTTCAGTAACCCCTCCAGTAACATCCATTCCCCCGGTGACAGGTGCTGTAACTCCTCCGGCGGGTACTGCTCCTCGTTCGCCAGCCACTGTAGGGCTAGGCTCAACTGCTGGTTGGACAGGTTCTGTAGGTTGGATGACATCAGTTGCCTCCTTTGCTTTTTTAGCGCGTGGCTTTCTTGGTGGACGCAGATCAAGTTCACCTTGCTCCATGAACACCGGACTGCTCAAGAAGTTGTTAACCCCTTCGATCAGCTTAGGGCTGCGGTTAGGGTCGTTAGCAAAATCAGTCAGCACTTCTTGAACTTCGGCACGCTGGGCGGGATCAACCAAATCCTTGCCCATAATAGCTTCACGCAACTTCTTATTGGTCGCGCCAATACCCATCACCTTGAAGTCAGCTTCGGTAACCGGGCGAGTTTCAACCGCTTCCTCCATAGTAGGTGCAGGTTGAATGTACTGTGGACCAAGACGGAACCCCGGTTCTTCTTCAGGAACTACTAGTTCAGGTGCTGGCTGTGCCTCAAACAGGGCGCGTTGCTTACGCTCATCCATCTGCAAAAACGCACGATCAGCATCTGTAACCGCCTCACCAGCTTGCAGTCTGCTTTGTATGTCCTGTAGACGCTGCTGACGGAAGAACTCTGTTTGTTCAGGCGTGATCCCTTCGGGAGCAGTAGGTGCTTCACCCAGCACAACACCTTCGCCAGTCTGCTGTCGAGGCATCGCAGGAGCTTCAAAGTCCAACCCCATCTGCTCCGGTTCTGGTGCAGCACCCGCACGCCCTGCGTCTTCCAAACCTTTGGACAGTTGCTTGATCTGAGTTGCAAGACCCTCACGAGCGGTGTTCAGCTCATTTGCTCGATTGAGGATGGCGGTCTTTTGCTCATCAGAAGCTGCGGCCTCGAACTGTCCTTTCAGGCGGTCAATCTCACGCATCAGCACGTCATGCTGATCTCGCAACTCAGTAATCTGGAACAGCCGATTCTGACGTTCGGCTTCTTTTTCTTCTGCTGCGCGGAACGGCTCTGGTGGCGCACGGAACCCTTCGTATCCTTCACCTAGCTCAGGCACTTGTCCGAGCGGCAGTTGTCTGGCTTCAGCCGGTACACCTACTGCGGGTTGTGCCGCTGGTGGTTGCGCCCCCGGTGCGCCTCGTGCTCTACGTCCAAGCGCGGCATCCATCAAGAACCGAGTTAGCGCACCAGCACCTGCACCATAAGCGCCTTCTTCTGCGGCACCAGCAAAGATTGGTTGTTCTGGGTTGTAGAGGCCCTGCGCAATCATGTTCTGCGCGACTTTCTGGGCGGCTTCCGTTGCGCCTTCAACGCCACCTGTGGCAGCGGCGCGGGCAATGATGGACTTACCTACTTTAATTTGTGGGGCCAGCAAGTCGAGCAGACCAACCGGCGTACCCAGCAGAGTAGCCATAGCGCGGTCTTCACTAGTAGCACCCTTTTCTTCAGCAGCAAGACGCGCTTCACCCGCACCCGCACCGGCACCAAGACCAACACCAGCAACCCTACCCGCAACACCAAGTGGGCCAGTTGCAAAGAATGGGATTGTGGAGCCTAGCGCCTCACCAAACTTACGTGGAATTTCTTCTTCGTAACCAATTTCAGGCGCAAACGGTTTCCGTAGCGCAGCACCTTTTTCTTGGATGAATTTGCGCGTGGGCTCTTCGTACCCTTCAGGCAGCATAGCCGCAGCACCAACCCCAGCAGTCTCAAGCAACCCAACGGCACCGGAGGGAATGCCCTTGAAGAACTCTTTGACTTCGCCACCGATAGTGGGGCCTGCGGCTAGTTTACGAAACTGCGCCGGGGTTAGCCCCTCTGTTGCCAAATAACCGTCAATGTGAACCGGGGGCGCATTCTGATCGATCATGCTCCGGACGTTAGCGATGATCTGTTCATAGCGGTTTGCCATGATGCGCCTCTACTGTAGGTTGTACATTTTCTTGAGTTCGTCTTTAGACATCTGACGAGGCGGAGCTGCACTTGTGCCTTTAGGAGTAACCCCAAATTGTGCGCCTATGGAATTAGCATACGCAATTGCATCCGCCTGTAGCTGCCCCGGATCTTGGAGATACTTAGGGTTAGCCGCATTTTTAGAAATATAGTCTCCTGCCGCATCAACCAGAATTTTTGCCTTGCTTGCTTCAATCTGCTGCTCTTTTAATGCCGCTGTGTATTGACGTGCAGTCTGCGCTTGAAGGTCTGCTACGTACATTTGCACTGCGTTATTCTGATCAGCCGTAGTCATACTAGCCGCAGCTTGTACCCCCGCAGCCGCTGCGCTATTCTTGGCTTGGAATATTGCGCGTTTATCCGACTGCACCTGCTCGGCAATTTTGTCTCTACGCGCAATATCTGATTCAGCGCCTGTGCGTCGTGCTTGCATATCCGCAGCACGCAGTGTTTCGATACGCTCATCGTATCGTTCTTGGCGGGCTTTAAGATCTTTGATAGCACCTTGATAATTCTTTAGTCCTTCCTGTGCACCTTCACTGAAGGTTTGGAACTCTTGCCCTTGCCTTGCGCCGATTAGTTTAAAGCCCGCCATCATGATGGCTTGCCCTAACGCAGTGTCTTTTTCAGTAGCAGTTTCGCCTTTTCTCTTTTCGATGCCAGCAATCATCTTGTTAAAGACTTCTGGGTCATAGCCTTCCGCTGCATAGGCGGCACGGCGCTCTTTCCCTATCTCGGCGATGTCCTTGTCTTTTGTAATATCAAAATCTTCGACTTTTGGCGTGGCTTTTTGCAAGTTTTCTTCAAAAGTGCTTCCGCGCAGTTTAGGCCGTGCGATTGGTGGCAGCGGTGGTTCCGCAGGTGCGGCTTCTGGTTTAGCTTCAGCAGGTGCTCCCGGTGCGGAAGGAACAGCGGCTACAGGCGGTGCAGCCGATTTGTCAGCAGGTTTAGCAGCAGGTTTTGTCGGAGCAGCAGGAACCTCTTTATAGCCAAACATCAACCCACGAAGCGATGGGTCATAAGGCGCACCGCGTGTTACAGGTTGTGCAAACGGATTTGGTTCTGTTGTATAGCTTGGTGCCCCTAATGGGTCTTGGAAATAATCTGCGCTTGCAGAAGCTATACCTGCGGGTTGGGTAGTTGTCGCGGCTTGCGCCGGGCTAAACAAATCATAAATCCCACCAACAGCAGTTGGCGCATTACCAATAATCTGACGCACTTGTCTTTCTGCGGCAGCAATAACTTTTGGGTCACCAGATGCTCGTGCTTCTTCCAGCTCTTTCATCCGTATTGGTAAGGCCCACTCTACATCGCGGCGTTTTTGTTCGCTTGCTGGAATCTGCCATTCACTTTTCACGTACCCGCGATCCGCATACCCCGGCACAGCGCCGCCATCATCAAACGCAACGATGCCACCACCAGCATATTCACCTACGTTACCAGCCGGAAGCTGTTCGATGCCAGTTCCTTGCAAAGGAGCTTGAGGTTGTTGCATCTGTTGCTGTTGTGGGGCTACGGCAGGCAGACCAAGCACGTCTTGCGCGACGGTTGACTGAGGCGCTTGCATATTCTGTTTCTGGATGCGGTCAATCATCATGCCCGCCATCATGGCTCGCTGTGGGTCAATCAACCCCATCTGCACCATACGCCCAAGATCGGCTTTGGAGTACTTCGTTGCCAGATGCTGAATTTCTTGGATTTGTCTTTCCATGATTACCCCTGCGCCAATTTATTTGCCGCAATACTAGCAAGCCCACCCGCTGCGAATAACCCCGCCTGTTTCGCGCCAGCATACGTCAGGCCAGCGCCCGCAATCTGTGCGCCAAGGGACGGTGGCGCTTGATACATTGACTGCGAATATTGAGATAAAGGGAGCCCGCGCAGCATATCTGACATAAATGCCAACTGCTGATACGGGTACTGACGTTGATTCTGGAAGTCTTGGTAAGCTTGCTGTAAGCGTTGTTGCTCCAGTCCACGTTGTTGCTCACCTGCTGACAGTTGGCCTTGCAGAATATCTTTCTGTTGCCCAAATTGTGTTTGCCCTAGTTGACCCAATGCACTTGCAGCCTGTAGCCCCATTCCGGTACCGCGTAACCCAAGGTCAGCACCAAACTGTTGTGCCTGACGTGCTTGCTCAAACGCGGTCTGCATCCCACGACCATAGATGTCTTGCTGTTGCTGTCCAAGATTACGAAGACGTTCTGCCTCAATTAATGCTGACCGTGAACCACCAAACGCACCACGCTGCGCAGCCATAGCCTGCTGTGCCTGACCTTCCATAGCCGAACGACGAGAGGCTTCTCTCAACTGCGGCTCAAGTGCAAGATTCATGTAGGGCGACATATAAGACTGCATCGCGTAGGGATCAGTTGCTTGCGCGGCATATTGCGAACCTGCACCCAACCCTTGAAGCCCTGCAAGACCACCCATTTGCGTAGCAAGACCTAACTGCTGTGCGGGTTGTAAATTAGCTACGCCCTGAAAAGCTTGCTGCTGTAGCGGTGTAAAACTAGCAATCCGCTCGCCTTGGTATGCTTGATAAGGTGTTTTACTTAGTGCTTCGGTTTTACCCAGCATGCGCTCGACATACGGCTGGGCATATTCAGGGATTGATGTTTGCGTAACGGTTTGCTGAGATGGCTGCGAACTACCCCCATCACCACCGTGGAGTTTGATTTTGCCGCCTTCTTTTTTGAACGCATCAGGGGGCAAATCAGGTATGCCCAGCAGCGCCATCGAACGATCATTAAATCTCATAGCTTCACCCCTATGACACGGTATTTTTCTGCAAACCCATGCCTACTAAATAATCTTGCAGCGGATTCCCGCGCACTCGCTTCAATACAGGTAGCGCCATTCAGCGCCATAAATGTCTTTAGTTGCTCAAACTCAGCTTCACCAGTAATTAATTTACCGCCTACCATGTCAATGTATCCAACGCGCTCGTTCGGCCTATTAAAAAACCGTACAGTACCTGCGCCTTGAATTACATTGTTATCGTCAACCGCTACCATCAACTGCCACGCACCATCAGCGATTCGCATTTTGACTTGATCTAGGGTGTATTCATTTACTCCCGTGCTATCTAACGACGCCTGCAAGTATGGTGCTACCGCACCCCAGATCAAATGCACATGCTCTATTGCTACTGACTGTATCTTCATGCAGGTAGATACTTCTCCGACCTTGTGTTCGCTGCAACTTTATTTTTACCTACCGTCTTACGACGCGCCTTCTGCACTCGGTCCATCATGGCGTAGAGCTTACGCGCACCGGCTTCGGTTGACCCATTACCAAGCTCAGACACGATGCGGGCTGGCACTACAAACTCACCATCAGCAAGACGAGCAGGTTGGCGGTTGCCAATAACAGCAGGGATAGAATCAGATACTCCATCACCGGGTCCTTTCAATAGACGACCGCCATCGGAATAACCACCAAGATCAGACAACCCACCACCAGCAAACTTCACTTCTCCAGTGTATGCCCCTACCGCTGGACCTTCGCCGGGGGAGATGACATTAACCGCTTCAGGTCTTTGCACCATTGGATTGCTGTATAGCGCGGTTTGTAGGTTGGCTTGTGGGTACATCATATTGCCGCCTACCGCATTCTCAGCAGCCATTGTTTCTACTGGGCCACCAACAGCCATGCCCATCAAGCCACCTTCCGCAGCGTACTCAGGGCCGGGGGCCCTATAAGGAGTTAGTGCGGTGTACCGGTCATCAAAATAGTTTTTCTCCGCGCTTGACCCCGGCGCTGCCGAGTAGATAGGTGCGCCCATATCAAACACGCCCGGACGCACTTCACGACTAAATTCATATGGGCGGATCATGGCAACTTGCTTTTTAGCGTCAATACCTTTTTGGTCGCCCATCAAACCCATCGCAGTGCTACCCAATGCAGCTACACCAGAGTACGGAGCCGCTGCTTCCGATGCTGCATACAAATCTTTAAGCCCCTGAACGCTGCCAGTAGCTTGCTTGAATCCTGCACCTAGCGTGCTAGATACTGATGGGGCCGGTGTTATCCCCTGCCCAATACTGCCAAGCGTACTAATAGGTGCCCCTGCACCAGCAGTCGGAGCGACATAGTTTGGATTAAACGCCAGAGCATTTGGATTTAACGGAACAGTCGGCACAGAAGTTTGTAGTGCTGCGGGGCCTAAGTCTGACGGGACAAAGCTTGGAAATTGCCCACTACCTTTTGCTATGTTGCCAAACGTCGATGCTTGTGTACCCGCCGCATTTGCTCCTGATGGGAACAGCGTTGTACCAGTACCAGCAGTAGTTCCAGCAGTAGTTCCCGCCGCAGTCCCTGCTGTTTTCGCCGCTGCCGCCTGCCCCATACTAGATAGACCTGCGCCCAAACCAGCGCCGCCATAGGCACCAAGACCTGCCATCAAGCCCTTCTGCAAACTACCGGTTGCCAATGCAGTACCACCACCAACTAGACCAGCCGCCATTAGCGGAGTAAGTGCACCACCAGACAATACGGTCAACGCACCGCCAGCAAGCATCGGCAGTAGAGATGATAGGAATCCTGCTTCGGGTAGACCGGTTTGCGGGTTGATTGTCAGGCTTCCCCCGTGTGCCATTGCAAGGGCTTGCAGGCCACCAACTTCTTTCGGGGTCATGTGGACGAGTACGGAATCTTGGCCTCGACCAGCGGACTGTAAGTTCTGTGCTAGGGAATGAAGGCTCATGTGTATTACTCCAAGTATTCCGCTGCGGCCCGCAAAATTGTTGGGCTATCTTTAAACAAACCAATACCAAAATTACAAGAGGCGCACAATAATCCGCGTACCGCGTTTAGCCCTTGCGCATGGTTATGGTCAATGTACAACCGTTTGCCATTCTCATCATAATGAGGTGCCCCACAAATTGCACAAGCGTATCCTTGTTTTTCTAACAACTTTGTATATTCTTGTACGGTTAACCCATAACGAGACACAACCCGTTTTGCATTTCTATTACGTCGGTATTCTGCATCTGTACCATGGTATCGTTTTTGGTACCAACGACGGCTTGCTTCTTTTTCTTTAGCAGCAAATTCAGGGTCAGTTGCCCGACGAACTTTGGCGCGTTCTGTTCGACGTTTAGCATTAGCCTTACGTTTTTCGGGATCCTTATAAGGCATCGCTACCTCATCCGTAAAAATTTGTCAAAGTTTAACACTTCAATACGCTAATTACCCAACTTTCCAGTTGGTTCCGTCTGAATAAACTGGCACTTTCGTGCTGCCGCCGCCTGCTACTGTGGTTCCAAATGTTGATACCGACGAGTCGATGACAAACGCCCTTGCACCTACCCCTAGAGTGGCTGCGCCGGGCAGCTTGGCTACTTCGTACACCCCGCTTAAAGCAAAGTTTGATGCAAAACTATTAACTGTAGTGAAGTACTGGCGCAAAATATTATTAAGCGTGTCCTGATACGCCCGGTCATACTGCACAGGGGCGTAAGGCAGTAAGGGGACTGCCGGGGGGTTTAGGATTTTAAGTTCAGATGTCATTACTGTCGCCCATCGGGCCTAACGTCGATACGTGGCGTACCTAACTGCCACTGCGTACCAATAGTGTCTGAACTCACCTTAAACGCCATCTGTCGCCCACGGATGCGGCTGTACACAATCTCGGTAAACTCCTGCACAGTGTAAGTTGTCTGTCCAGCGTAGCTTTGTGTTGAGCTAACTGTCGGAGATGCGGATACACCGTAGCCTGATCCGGGGTTTTGTCGAGGGCGAACTGTAAATTGCACCGCTGGGTTTACTGTCGTCGTACCGGTAGTGTTAGACCCGTCAAAGGTAATATCAGGAATTATCCGCCACACAAACCCATAGTTATGTCCGTCCCCAATGTCAAAGTCGGATGACTGCACATATGCGTTAATTGGGCTTGGTGGGTTAGTTGAACCATCATCAATCGCCGCCTCGTGGTAGACCAGCAGATTTTTACCTGTTGTTGCAACCGGAAACTGACGTAATGGCGAATCCAACCAAGCTGTTCTATCCATCGAACCGTAGTACCACACACGGTCAAGATAGTTAAAGATGACGTAACGGTCTATCTCGTTAGAGTTAGCAGAGCAATAGAACCACCAAACTTCTGAGTACCCTTCGTTAGTGCCCGCCTGCACCTGCGAAAACTGATCTCGGTTAATGTCGTTGTAGATATACGTACGCACCGAGCATGGAAGCGTCTCAACGCGACCAGAATAAATGTAGAACTTGTCCACACCCATCCAGTACACCACACCAGACGCGGTTGCCATAGCATTTGGCGAAGCGATAGAGATGTTATCCGCAAGTAGCGTAAACCCGTAGACTAGCGGTGGGCCGAGATACTGCATGGAGTAGATAGCTGCATCCGTCCAGACGTTAATCTCCTGACGGGTTTGTAACACCCCCACAATTTCTGAACCGTGAGATAGGCGATAGTCACCCGCTTGGTTGGTAGGTTGCGGTTCCCAAACGGTGTAACTCTCTTGCGTTGTCCAGCGAATCTGCATCGGGTCAAGCCCAGTAGTAGCATACGTGCCGCTTGGGTCGTTACAACCAAACGCAATCACAATCCGCGAGGAATCCGACACCATAATCTCATTGACGAGTGATGGTGTGTAGGTGCCTGATACAACAGCACCGCGAGTGCCGTAAGTAGGAACTGCACCTGATCCGGGGTCCCACGAATAAATAGCACCGCCACGTGGGTTGAACAGCAAAATTTCACCGAAGTTAGATTGGCTCCACAGACGCAACTGCAAACCGAAGCCTGTAGTAGTACCAGACCCCCAAGTAGAGCGCGACCAAGGACCTGCACCCCAGCCAGTGCCTATGGTGTATAGGGGGTATCCAGTATTAATCTGATACGCCGCATCCGTTGCTGATCCTCCAGTACCTGAATCCGATGCGTTTGATTCAACGGTGAAGTAAAGTGCCTGAAGGCCAATACCTTCGCTAGTTAACGTAATAGGTGTACCGCCGTTGGTAAGTGCTAATTGGCAGATATTGCCCGTGACGTTTACTAAATAGTATGTTGTTGTGTAGTTCAAGCCACCCGGCGCACCCGCACCGATGACTAAAATAACCGTATTACCATTTGCCATCGTGGTGCCAACTGGCAGCGAAATGTACGACGTTGTAGTGTTTACAGCAAAGTTAACGCCGTTAACTGAAGTACCGGCAGCGCGGGCAGCGATAGTGTAGGACGTGCCAGAAACGACAGTTTGAATCTGATACTCTTGGTTAAGGATAGTGTCCGTTATGTTCCCACCAAGACTTACCGCGTTTGAAAACGTGACAAAATCACCTACCTGCAAACTAGATGCACTGCCATCAGTAACCGTAATGAAAGCAGAAAAAGGCGCAGATGTATCTGCGGCAAACGTCGTTGTGTTTAGGTTAGTCGCACGGAGAGGCGTGATGTCATAGTAAATACCACCGGACTCAAGATAGAACTTGAGGTTGGTGCCAACCCCCATAATATTAAAATTTTTGAGTGTGACCCAATTCCATAACGAACGGCAGATGCCAAGAAACGTACTATAAGTTTCAACCGCCCAACCACCTATCTTCTCAGGGTAGCCAGAGCGAAAGCGTATCTTGTCGCAGTCATACCAACCACCCTCGTTGGCAAGCGTAGTGCCTTCGCGGTTTACACCGGGGCGGAACTGAAGTTTCTGTAGTGGCATTTTTGCCCCTTACAGTTTCATGATGTATGCCAGCGCGTAGTACGGCGGCAAGTTAGCGTTAGTGGCGGATGATCCTTCTGTACTGATAGATGTAGAAGCAGTAATGTTTGCAAAACCAACACCCGTAGTAGCCCCTGTCTGAATCCCTACACGACTAGCAACACCAGAGCCACCCGGAACTGCGGTTGAAGTATAACTATGTGAGTGGCCTGAATCAGTTGCGGTAGTAGTAGCTGTGTGCGTATGGCTAACGAGCGTAGCATTAGCACTACCACCTGTTGCGCCTACCGCGTATGTACTTCCTGCGCCAACTACAAACCGATCCCGCAGATCAGGCGTACCGCTTGAGCCATTACACAGCACCCAGCCCGATGGTATGGACGCAATCGACCCTGACCACATCATGATCATGCCGGTAACGAACGCATTACCCCATACAGGCGCAGTACCTGCACCTTGAGAGACTACAACCTGACCTGCTGTACCGGGCGAACCACCAAGAACAAGCGCGTTTTGAAGCGTAGTTGTGCCCCCAACGGCTGTATTACCTGTCAACGTCGATGTGCCTGTCACCGTCAGTGCACCACCTACACCAAACGCACCTACTACATGGTCAAGCTGTTCTACGACGTTTGTACCGTCGGCACGTAAAAGGACTGATTTACCTGCTGGGATTGTGACGCCGGTACCGGCTGCGGTTGTGTTGTTAATAACTGTGGAACAGTAAATAGTAGCGGCGTACGCTGAGGCGTTCTTAATAACGTACAGCTTGGTTACCGGAGGCACATAGACATTGAACGCCGCTGTAGTTGTCGTAGTAAGACTAACCGCCGCGCATCGCGCCTGATCCGCCGAACCGTTTGATGCAGTTAATGCTTGGTTGGCTGAAGTGATGGATACCGAAGCAAGCCCAGAAATAGCATCTTCAATCAACGTGCCAAGATTAGTATTAGTCGTTGCCCCCCAAAGACCGGATTGCTCTCCGTTGGCAATGAGTTCGATCCGTAGATCGGTTGAGTATGTACTTGGCATCGCTATTCCTTACTTTTGCCTGACGGCGTTGTATTGTTTAAGGCAGGTTTTAAGCTCTGATTGGAGTTCTGCTGCGAGGGCAGATTCCCCTGCAAAAGCTTCTGCGTGTTCCCTATAAAGTCGTGCTCCAGTACACCATCCCGAGGCATCGGTAAGTCCGGCAGTACTGGACACGGCACCATCTTGGGCGGGGCGCTCCGGCCTGTCGCGCAAGCTGTTAGTAAGAGCGGTAGCGCGAGCATTAATATTCCTGATCTCAGCATCTTTTTCCCTTCGCAGCTTGTCCGCCGCTGCCTGCATCTCTTGCTCACGCTGTCGCGCTTCTTCCTGCCCTTTGGCGTAGGCGGCATACTGCTCGGCCTTCTCCTTATCCCACGCCTGCTGTACCTCGGCTCTACCCGCAGAATTGCCTTTATAATACCCGCCCCCAGCCGCACCGGCAATTGCCAGTACGAGCGTCAACAGCACCCACGGGTTGAAGAACGCAGTCACTTTGGCGGTACCTTCGTGCCGTCTAACTTCTTGTGAATCTTGACCTCTTTGCAGACCTGCACTTCCTTGCCCTTGTTGTCCTTCTGCTTGTTGCAGACCTTCTTGGTCTCGGCGGCGTGGATGTGGAACGCCAAGATTAAACTTGCAATAACGGTAACAGCCATACGAGCGTAGATCAGCATTATGAAATCTCCGGGTGAGGTGGTTGTACGGGGGCTGCTCTGCCGCCAAAGCCTGTAGCTACAGCAGGCGAACTAATAGGGTCAATGGTTGGCTCCATGCGTACAGGTGCATGGGTTGGTGCAGGTGCCTTGGGGGCGGGTGGTGTGGGCGGAGTCGGCTTATCGTCACGCTCTTCCTTGGTAGACAGACCCGGTGGTACAAACTGCTGGAGTGCATCTTTGCCTTTAACCGCCAATAATGTTGCTAGACTGCCAAGTATATATTTTGACATGTCTGACAAAATTAGAAAGAACTGTTTGTCTGCCGGGGCCATGCCCGTCATTGGCTGCGTTACAAAAACGACGCTATAAAGCGAAATGCCCACCATCATCACGACTGTGAAGCAAAAGGTGACGGCGATGCAAAACTTAATTACCGCATCGTGTTGTTCCTGATTGAGTGCAAGGAACTGACTGATCAGTTTTAGGGGGTTCATACGGTTCTACCTTTGCATCTTCTGGTTTAACAAGCTGGTCAGGGCAAGTGCCAGTCGAACTACAGTGTGGTCTCTTACACTCTTTCTTTTCCCAGTTCTGTGGGTCTTGGCATGGATACCTGAACCGGTCACACCCACTAAGCCAAACGAGTATCAGAGCCAAACATATTAAGCGCCATCTCATAGTGATGCTCCCTATCTTCCAATCCAATATAGCCGCCGTTGATCCGTTTGGTCAGTTGCTTGATGTCCCCGATGTCAGCCAAGGGATTTAACTTATTCGTCTCCCAGAACCAACAAGCCGACTGCGCTGCCCCCTCGAAGGTCTCCAAATATTCCGACGCTTGCTCAGGGGTCAGGTTCAACGACGCACCAAACCAAAAATAGTTGTCCTTGCCGGTCAACTGCAAAATTCCTCGACCACGGAACGCGAACCCCTCGGCACTGGCTTCGTCGCCATTACCCATCCGGTTGGCGTACACACGGCTGGCAATCTTCTTCGGGTTGCGCTCGTACTGCTTGGCAAGCTCAAGAGTGGGGAAGTACTTCGGGAAGACGCGCATGAGTCCTGACGCTGAGTAGTTCAGGTTCTCGGTGACAAACACGAAGCCGCCCGACTCATGACCGCACTGCGCTAGAAATGCCGCTACGCGCTTCGGGGTGTTGATCTGGTATTCGTCGAGGAGAGACTTGCCGCCTAGCTCGGTCTGCGGGCTAAAGAGCGTGTCGTACCATTGCTGCGCGTACTTGGTGTGCGGGGCAAACTTCTTGAACTGTGCCAACGTAATCATCTGTCGTACATCCTCTCAATCAGTATTTCCTTGCGCAGTTCTCGCATCTTTCTAACCTCATGCACCGCCGCTTGGGTCGCGTTGTACATGTCGTAGTACATAAATGCCAACACCGGCATAATGACGAAGAACATCAGCAGTACCGCTAGTACCACCACAATCAAAGACCAAGGGACATTCTCGTCGTCACGCTTCTGTTTGTCAGCCACATTAGTCCCACCGCCCACGCCACTACGAAAACGACTGCTGAAATCCACATTGCCTTGGCCCGCAGTTCCGCTCTTGCTTTTCTTCGTCGCCATGCTGCTATCTGCGCCAGTCTCAGTTCCTCAGCATTTGCCGCCTCCTGCTCGGCAACGATCCGCTGCCACATCTCTTCAAACTTGCTCCACAGGGCACCCAACTCCGGCGGCGCTTTGTACACCATCGTCTCGCGTATTTCAGTCAGCATCGCGTCCAGTCGGGTGGTAATCAAGATGCGCTTCAACGCCCGTCTGCCGATACTCTCTTCGCCCTTGTAGACCTGCTTCGCCTCCAACTGCTCCTTCAAGAACAACTTGCTGATGGCGTCATAGCTATCCATCAACGCGCCCAACTGCTCGCCAATATCCGTGAACACATCGTTCGGGTCGGCCTTGGCTATCTCCTGCACCCGCTGCACTTCCGCGTGATACTGCTGCTTCTGCGCCGGTGTCGGGTCTACTATCTTGTTGTACTGTTCTTTTAAGTCCTTCAGTACGTCGCTAACATCACCCGCTGCGCCTTTGATGTCTTTGTAAAGCTTGCAGCCAGCCTTGACCGCAGCAACAGCAGCATTAGCAGCAGCGAGTAGGGTTAGTGGGTCAATTTACTGCCTCCGGCGGGTTTGCTGGCACTTGCGCCTCGGCTTGCTCTTTAATCTTCACCACCAAAGGCCATGCCCCTGAACTTGTGGGGAGTTGTCCCAGCGTCTGCAATATCCCATTCACTTCTTCTACGCTGAGCTTTAATGTGATCTCCATTACTTTGCCTCCAATGCGGCTTGTTGCTGTGCTTGATATGCCGCGATTACTTCAGGAGTCCAAGCCGTATTGCAAATAGCAGCTACATTAGCTGGCTGACCCTCAAGGTCTTGTCCCGGTGTCAGGCTTGAACGGTGATAGGTCTGCGTCAGCACCTTACCGTCCTCGATAATTCTCGTGGCTTCACGGTACAGCACGATGCCGTTTTCGGTTACGGTGATTTGGTCAATGACTACTTCTTTTGTGATTGCCATGATTAGTTCCTTTAAGCTGCGATATATGTCGCGTTAAACCAAAATGCTCCTGCTGAGGCAAAATCTCCATTGGTCATGCCTGCATCAGCACCAGTAGCAATCGTGTACTTATTCATATCAATTGCAGCGTTTACAGCATTTAGGTTTGGAGAAACAATATTCCCCGCTCCGGGAGCTATACCACCGCTTTGCACATAGACAAATGAAGTAGCGTACGCTTGCAATCCTGTTGTTGCAGGATTAAACGGTAAATTAGCGAGTGCAGCAGCCCCTGTACTTGAACCTTTATTTGTCACAGCCACATATACAACTATCGTGACCACATTTCCTACTTTTGTGTAACGACCACTGAATGTACCTGTCATTCCTACGCTTGCACCGCCAAAACGTAGTTGCGGAGTCCAAGTGCCTTCCTCATAGTCATCCAGCGTGTTTGCGTCTGATGATGCGGATTGCGTAGCAGGGAAAGCGATACCAGTGCCTGTAGCTGATGTGTTGCCGCCAGAGAGACATAGGACTGGTGCGCTTGCGTTGAATCTGGCGCGTTCAGTGTTGTTCGTAGAGAAAAGAATGCTACCCGCCGAGGCAGTTCCAATCTGAAGATTTCTCGAACCTTCTGACCAGAGAGTCGTGGCAGTAGATGTAGCGAACAAATAAGCAGCATTTGTACCGCCATACGCTAATCCAATTAACGAATCAGTAGAGCCATTAACCTGCAATACAACTCGACCGGCATTAGTGTATCCCGGCGAACTTGTCCCTATTCCCACGTTCTGACTACTTGTTACCCGCAGTGCCTCTGTACCATTCGTACCGATAGCCACCGTATCCGCAGCAGGGAAGAACACACCCGTATTGGCATCCGTACCCTCGTAAGATGGATTCGATGCGGTTCCGTCTACTCCGCTAATCCCGTTAGTCCCTGAGATGACAATAGGCATTATGCTGCTCCTTTTAACAAGGCTACTTCTGCTTTAGTTGCGTCTAGCTCTGCTTTGAGTTCTTGGATGCACTTCATTAGCGCATATTGCAGGTCTGTTTGGTAGATCGACAGGCGCATCTTAGGTTCTTCGTCTTTTCCTGCCCAGTTACTCTCCATGACTAACTCAGGCGCAACCTCTTGCACGTCCTGAGCTACAACACCCAGCGTCAAGCCCGGGTCATCTTCCATGTTCTGGTCGATGTAGTTAAACGTCTGAACAGGGATCGCGCAAATCTTCGACAGGTATTCACCAGCAGGTGCAAAGTTGATTTTCTCTCGGCGGTCAGACAGATTGACGTTGTTCCCGCTGAAGTTGGCAATACCGCCGTTGGAGCGAATGACGCATCTTGCCGCTGCGTTATCGCCACAATATAAGAAGCGTGCCGTAACATCATTTGGCGCATAGTTACGAAATTCCGAAAGAACCAAAGCATCAGTGTATCCGCTTGATGCGGTACTAAAAGCAGCAAGCAAAGGCACATTAGATGCATTACGCGCACCAAGCAGAGCGTTTGTAGCGGTTGTATCTCCAACCACAAAATTGCCGCCGGAAGTGATACGGGCGCGTTCGGTTCCACCAGTAGAAAAGCCAAGAACACCGGCTCCTGCTCGGAACATACCAACGTCACTTTGGTTGGTAAACGTATATGTTGGCGCAGAAGCCGTACCATCAGCAATCAGCATTCCACCAGTGATACGAATGTTGCCTGCGCCTGCGTCCGCTGTAGTCCCAACAGATAAACCACCTGCCGCACTTAGCGTCATCGCCTGTGTGAAGGTGATAGCGTTACCTGCTGTGCCGGAGGGTGCTACGTACCAACGATGTTGACCCGATGGCAGGTTTTGCTGATACATCGTGGCAAAGTTGCTATTGATGTACCTAAATGTGTTATTTGCTGAGGCGTAAAAGTTTGAGCCTAATATTGTGGTTCCATTGCCGTTATCGTTAGCAAGAACAGACCACCCGTCTTGGAACTGAATTGCACGATATTGAGTGCCAGAAGCCCACGCACTCGGCGTACCACTTAATCCAACGTTCCCACTCGCATCAATCCTCATGCTCTCAACACCGCCCTCTGAGAAAGCAATCGTGTCAGCAGCAGGGGAGAAAATACCCGTGTTGGTATCTCCTGAGAACGTCAATGACGGGGCAGCAGCACTACCGCCTTGAATCGTCATAGGACTCGTTACAAACGATGCAGCACCCGCCGATGTCAGCGTAATAGCGTCTACACCGCCTACTTGGATAGCTGCACTGCCATCGACGTTAGCTTTTATTCCGGCTGTCACATTACTCTCCTAGCGGCTGAGTAGCCTGTTGCTCCTGATACGCTGTAATTACTTCAGGTGTCCATGCGGTATTGCAAATCGCTACAACCTTCTCAGGCTGGTCAGTCAAATCCTGTCCCGGCGTTAAAGATGTACGATGGTAAGTTTGGGTCAGCACCTTGCCGTCTTCAATGATGCGGGTTGCTTCACGGTAAAAAACAGTGCCGCTCTCAACCACAGTAATTTGATCCACAACTGTTTCTTTGGTAATCATGAGTTTTCCTTTCCGTCTGCATCAGTCCAATGCAGATAATTAAACTAAGTAAGTTCCGCCAAATGCTACGTAAAAACTATTACTTATATCTCCGTATGAAATTTCAGTTGTGTTACCAGTCCCGTTTGGATACCTAATCACAAAAAACGAAGTTGCTCCTTCAACCATCAATTCTCTAGGGCTGTTATTTACGGTTATCGATTGTGTATTACCAACAGCAAGTCCACCACGATCACCAATGGTTTGGAAAGGTAATGATATTCGAACCGATCCAGAACCAGTTCCTTTAGAACTTAAACTAACTGCACCTTGAACCGTAACAACATTACCCATTTTTGTGTAATAGCCAGTTCTTGCAGCGTAAGTTACTCCGCTAGTTGAGCCACTGTAAGATACAGTAATATTCCAAGTACCTTCCTCATAATCATCTAACGTATTGGCGTTAGACGATGCAGATTGCGTAGCTGGGAAGGTAATGCCTGTGCCGTTTGCAGTTGTGTCACCACCAGACAAAATCAAAGTCTTTGCCGTGGCACTAAAACGCGCTGTCTCGCTGCCTCCGGTGTAGAAGGTCATGGGGACAAAACCGGACGTGCCATTAGCTTCAGAAGTAACGCGGGATTCTGTTGTTCCAATCTGCGCAATTGCGATTGAGGGAGCGTTGGTCGGATCAGATGCTCCATACGCACGCATAACTGAAACAGTTGCGGTTCCGTTTGGGATTGCCGCTATGTTGGTGTTTGCGTTCGTCGTACTGTTTTGGAACATCACACGGTTAGCTACCGTCGCATTGCTGAAGTCGCCAGTGATGCGCTGCGCTGTGCCAGAGAAATTAACGCTCTGATCCGTACCTACCGTGATCGCAGTCGTACCAGCCCCTGTACCCGTTCTGATTTCTAAGATACCCGTGGCATCTGACGTTATCTGTGCGCCTGATGCTACGTTACCCGCTTTAAGTATCGTTGCCATGTTTATCCTTTACACCACAGTCCAGAACGAGCCATCAGGCACGGTGACGGTCACACCGTCAGCCACAGTAATTGTTCCCGCTGACATTGCATTGCTGCCGCTGGGGATAGAGTAGCTGGTCGATACCGTTGCACCGTTGACGAATATGCCGTTAGAAGCCACCACCGTCTGCGCTGTTACCGTCGTTAAGCTAATACTTGTAGACCACTGCGGCGCTGAGCCGCTCGATGTCAGTACGGTGTTTGCCGCACCGATGCCAAGTTTAGTTAGTGCCGTGCCTGCTGCATAGTAGGGAAGGTCCCCGGCTGTGTAGCTTGATAGCCCCGTACCACCGTTAGATGTGATGAGCGTACCGGCGACGGTTACCGCGCCCTGTGTGGTTGTTGCTGGTGTTAACCCCGTGGTGCCAAACGTAATGCTAGTTACTGCAACACCTGTCGGGTCAGACCACTGCGGCGCTGTGCCAGTTGAAGTTAGAAACCGCCCGTTAGCCCCAATAGGCAACTTAGTAAATGCCGTGCCTGTCGCAAAGTAAGGCAGGTCGCCCGCCGTGTAGCTAGATAGCCCTGTACCGCCGCTTGTCGTTAGTACCGTAGCTGATGTTGCCGGGACGATGTTGGTGCCGTCTGAATAGACAGACCGGCCTGCCGGGTACGTGACAAAGACATCTTTACTGTTGGCGGCGAAGTTAATAAGCGCCGTGGTGCCTAGCGAGTTTGCCAGCACTGTGTCACGGGAGAGCGTCGTTCCTACGGCAGTGTAAGTGCCGACCCCGACTTCCCATGTGTTAGCGATGTTGTCAACGATGGCGTAGTAGGTCGTGTTACCGTTGCCTATCGCTGAAAATGCTTGGAACCCTGCTACCGCACCGTCTAGCGTCAAAGTGCCAGTACCGGCGGTTATCGAGGTTTCCTTTACTCGGTCTTTGACTACAAGTGGCATGTTAGTTCCTATACTGTCTCAATAATACTCCAACCGGGTGGTTGATCCGTATCAAGCGTAGCCCATTCGCTGTTCGTATTGCTCGGTATATCCACCCACGTGCCCTGCGATATTTGTGTGGTTGTATTGCCTGCAAACGTCGTCTCAGAGAACCCAAACCCGCTAAATGTTGCTACCGTCGAAACCACTACCGGCGGTACCGGCGGCTGCGAAGTCTCAATCAACTCCCACAAGTAACGGCAGGTAAACGCGTCTGCCGCTGCAAACTGTTCTAACAATGATGCAACAAATACCGCCCCTGCTGCATTGGCATCGCTGCCGGTTACCGATTCACTAACCGCTACTACAAAATCCGTCTGGGCTGCGCTGCTATCACTGCCTGCAACCGTTTCACTTATTTCACTTATAAAGCCTACCTGCGCGGCTTCTGTACTGCTTGCATTGATCGTCTCAGCAACGTCGTTAAACAGCACCAGCGAAATGATGTAGTCAGGGTCGCTTAGCGTTACCGTCTCGCTTACCGCTGCCGCAAAGTCTATCTGCGCTGCTTCAGCATCACTACCGCTTGCTGTCTCGCTAACTGCTACAACGAAATCTACCTGCGCTGCCTCTGTACTACTTGCACCAACCGTTTCACTTATTGCACTTACAAAATCAAGCTGTGCCGCCTGACTATCTGAACCGGCTACTGTCTCGCTTACTGCTGCGTTGACATTGAACTGCGCTGCTACTGCATCTGATCCTGTTACTGTCTCACTTACCGCTGCAAGGACATCAAACTGAGCAACTACTGCATCACTGGCTGTTATCGACTCAGAGATCGAAACCGCGAACGTATTCCCGCCCAGTGTGGAAAAGGGCGCTTGTGCGAAGGTTGTGATGCCAAACATGCGCCCTTAACCTCTTATCCTGCCGTCAGTTGATCCTCATCAAACCAGCGCGACTGCGTAACTTCATCGCTATCAGTCCAAGTAATCAAGTACTGAATGTTGCCGTCCTCGTCCATCTTCATGGCTTCTACCGGGCCTTGTGGGATTACACCCTTGGCCTTGACGGTGTCGCCCTTCTTAAATGCCGCCATATATCCTCCGTTACGCTGCGTCTGCGTTGAATGTGTATGTGACGTTGACCGTGTCACCCGAAGCTACGATCTTGTCCCCACCAGTGAAGTCACCTTCCGAGAACAGGATGCCCGACGTGCCGGTTGCCACCGAAGCCAAGAACGCACCCGCTACCGTGCCGCCACCACCGGAAATCACAAACGACGAAGGTGAACCCGAGTTATCAATCACCGACGGATCAGCCAGTGTCGGTGAGCCAAATGTCACCGCCTTGCGGTTGCCGGTGTAGTTTGTGAACTCAGTCCAGCCAGCGTGTGTAGCCAGCGTATCGCCAGCGTTGTAAGTAGTGCTAGACCCCGGACCTGTAATCAGACCAAGATACCAAGCCGCGCTATAAGTTACGCCCTTGAAGTACTTGTTGTTCAAGTCTTGCAGACCTTCGTTGACGACGAGATTATGGAAGGTGTCCTCCCACTTCAGGTTGCCGTCAGCGTCGAAGCACTGCACGTTAAACACACCGCCCAGACCCACACGAGCGTCGCCTTGCGCGGACTTGCCTACGCCAGCCTGAACAGTTTCACCCATTTGCGATTTTGCGATAGGCATGATGACCTCTTAAGGAAAACGAATTAAAGCCGTCGTAGCCGTATTAGCTGGCATAGTGACGGTATTGCTGGTTGAAGTAAACGTCTTATCTGAACCAAAGTCCAGCACCGCTACGGTCTTGTTGCTGCGAGTCACGTTGTAGATCAAAGCCCCACGAGCGATAAAGTTAGCACCGGGCCACGACACGTCATTAAAGTCCACAAACACCGTACCTGCGTTGGGGCCAGTCGTCTCAGTGCTAATTGTCACACCCGTCATCGTCACGCCACCTGCCGTGTAACCCGTGCCGGTCACTTCGTTATCTGTTGTGTACACAGTCGTCAACTGCCCAATATCAGAAAACGCTGTATACAACGCCATCTTCAGCGTGTCGGTCGCCAAGTTCTGCCCCGCTTGGAGCATCTCTTGTTTGAAGCTATTCGTTAGGCCCTGTTGGATAGGCATTATGGGTTCACCTTAATCTTTGCCTGCCCATCGCGGTAAGCATCACCACGCTCCAGACCTGTACCCAGACGATTGAGCTGACCTATAGCCTCTTGGTATTTCTTCTCGTACTGGGCAATCATGTCCGCTTCACCTTTCAAGAAGGTGTACGCCTCAACCAAAGTGCCATACAACAGCACCGGCGAGTAGTTATCGCCCAGCCACGTGCGGTTACCTACAGTAATGCTTTCTGGGTAGTAGTAATAATGCAATTCAACTACATACGCGTTGTTCGGTGTCGGAGCCAGAATAAAACTCAACTCATCTGTGATGATGTTGTTAGCCACCGTAGGGCCAAACAGCGCGTAGTACTTAGGGACGCCTGTGTCAGACGGGCTTGGATACGCTGCCCGCATAAAGTTCACGTCTTTATTCAGGAGATACTCGTAGCTACCACTATCGATTACCGCCATCGAGAACACCGACAGAAAGTCAGCAGGGCAAGACAAATACTTGTTGCCGTTAGTGGTCACACCGGTGACGTTCTTACGCAGTGCAGGAATCTGCACCGAGTTGTAAACGCGCTCTTCAGCTTGCGTGATAAAGAAATTAATCTGGCTCGTACCATCAGACGTGGTTGTGCCAGTCCCTACTACGTTCGTCCAAGTGTTCGTTGGAAAATCGTTTTGCAGGTAGTTCTTAACCGCAATGAAAAGCTCGTTGTACGTCATGATTAACCCATCGGGCCTCGTGCCATCACGCCCTTAGTAGCAGCACCGGTACCGCGAATCTTGATGCCGGTCGTCTTGGCTTCTTTGTAGTTGCCCTTGCTAACGACACCACCTGCGATATTCATCTCGTTGGTGTACTCAGTGCCGGTCTTGTTCTTGACCTCGGCCTTGTACGGGGAGGGTTTGATCTTTTCCATTAGCCACCTCGACCGGTAGAACGCTGGTTCATCACACGCGCCATATTGCGCCCGTATTTCTTCATAGCCTCAGAGGTCACGCCACCTTTAGCCATGCCCTTCTTGTGCATCCGCTTTTCATGCGCCTTGACTTCCGCCTTGGCTATTTTCTTCATGCTGTCCATAGTCACTCCTACGAAATTGTTACGTTACCTACTACACCGGCAGAAGTTAAAGCGTTTGGCGTTAACCCCACATCGTTACCACTTGCTCCGCCCACTGGGTACCAACCCCACTGGAATATCCGGCTACCACCTTCTGGGAACCCGTCAGCATCAACCGAAGTTCCCGGTGTTTCAGTTAGTTGCAACCCACTATAGCCCGACTGCCTGTAGCTTATATCCGGTCTTGGTTCCCGCACTGCTTGTGGGTCATTAACTGGGTACAAACCTAATGATAGCTGTGGCTGATCCGGCTCCCAACAATTTTTGCAAACCTTGATCGACACCTGCTTGGTCTTGATCGTCAGCTTGCGCAGCTCCTTCAACTTGTACCGAAACGCGCACCGGTCACATTCCGCAATACTGTATTTGCCACTAGAGTACTTACTTGGCATACATCACCTATAGAAAGTAGTACGCGGCACAAACCGATCCGGCGCTTTTTCCCTGTCCTCCGCAGATGCATAATCCCAAGCCTCGTCGTACATCGCCTTCAACGCCACGATTCTGTTCGGGTCAACCTCGGGCTTCTTTACCGCCAGCATGTACGCCAACCCCGCCACCAAGCAGTTCTGAAAGCGGAACGGAATATCAATCACGTTCGTGCCGGTACCGGCATCATAAATACGCTTCAACCGCCAGTAATAGAATATGTAATATGGATTACCCACCGAACCCTGATCTGGCGAGGGCCACACATTAATCTGCGGATACTTCGGAATTGCTGCGTTAGACCCAACCTGCTGCCCCGATTGGCGGTTCACCCACACCTGAATCGGACGCCCCTGCGTCAACTTGTTTGGGATAGTCGCGTAGGTAGAGACGCTTATGCGGCTGATGTTGATGTCAGTCTGGTTAGAAATCTGTCCGGAATTAGTGCGAATAACATGTTCAAGAAGATCAACGGTATCAATAGGTAGATCATAAGTCACTTGCCCCTGCACAAGATTGATTGACCCCTGCTCGATAGTCCACAGGTTGATACCACGGTTCGCCCATTCCGTGATCAAGAAGTTCAGGGTTCTCCGAGCGGTACGAAAATCATAGCCAGTACGTAATTCCAAACCGCAACGCTCGAACGCCTCTTCGAATATCTCGTTGAGGTCGGGATTGAACGCTGTTGTATTGGTTGTAAAAGCCATTATCTAAACCTCGCGGTCTTCTGGGCTATGCGTTTTGGTTGCGCGACGAACTGCTTGCCACTCTTCTTTCCTGCCCGTTTTGCCTTGGTCGTTGCTGCGTACTCCGCTGGACTCAGCGCCTTGATTGCGTTTGTCGGCAGGTATCTTTCGCCAGTCTTGGAGGATGGCTTGCCACTCTTTGTCCGCCATTTCTGCTCCGTCCACGCCTTCAGGCTCTGCTGCGGGGCTTTCATCTCACACTATCTTCCCACGGGTCTTACCACGCATAGCGCAGCCATCAGCACGGGCTGATGCGGATTTCACAACCCCGCCTTTTTTCATACTATCCAACTCAGACAGCGCACTCTTCATACGCTCTTTCGCGGGCGGGCGTGGGGCGGTTTTGTCTTTCTTGAACTTGCCATCGAGGTCTTTCAAACCTGCCTGACTTTCAATTGCTTCAAAGGCTTCTGGGCTAACGTCCTTGACCTCGCCTCTAGAACGCTTGGCTTCTATCTCTTTTACTACTTTCCGCAGATCATCCACGATAGCCCCCGCCCTTTTCCTTGTACTTCTTCGCCAGCAACTGAGCCTTCCTCGCTGACCACTGGCCTGCTGCCGTACCCTGCACCGCTTGGCCTTTGATGCTCTCAAATAGCGACTTGCGCATACCCGGCTTGGTGTAGTTGCCAGCTTCATTCACGCGAGACTTCGTCTTGCCGCCTTCTTTGTACTGCGTGAAGTCGGTGTTATCCCGACGGGCTTTCTTTTTCCCGCCGGGCATCTTTGACGGGTTAATTGCACCCATCCCGCGTGAGGGCATCATCAGCAGTACCCGCCTTTTTTCATACCCTTGGCACCAGCCATCACGATCTGCTTGCCACGGGTCTTGCCCTTGACAGCAACACCGTCAGCCGCTTTGTGACCAGCAGCCAGACCGCCGGAGGCCATTTTCTTGACCTTGCCACCTTTTTTCATGGCACCCATTTCAGCCGCTTCGTGCTTGATCATAGACTTAGGAGCGCCCTTCTTTTTCATGAACGCTAGTTCTTTACCAACCATCGCTTTTTCTTTCATTTCACCACCTCCTGATTTAGAGAACTCTTTGCCCACACTCATAGGTACGCCAACCTTCTTAGCGAACGAAGGCGAGTGAGCAACCGCCCTCATGAACCTTTCCTGCTTTTCACTTTTGGCTGGCATATCAGACCTTTATGATCCAGCCTTTGCCAGCGATGAAGCCGACAAACAGAAGGCCAATCCAGATCAGCAGCTTCTCGACTACCGTTTTACCAACCTTCTTGTAAAACTCCGAAGACATCTCTTCGATAGCAATCTTTGCCGCTTCTTTGGCAATAGCCCGCTCGCGTTCAGTTAGTTCAATCTCAGCCATGTCAGCACTTCCAAGCTCTCAAAGATTTGTTAATCCGACTATTCGGGTCATTCGCGGTCTTGGCTGAAGTTAACTTCTTCTTCATACCTTTCATCCGCGCACAGAACGAATCTCTACGTGGGCCACCTTCAGGCTGCGGTGCTTTCAGACCGGGCTTACCCGGATTAGCTGCGTTATAAGAGGCACGCCCCTTGGCGTTCAAGCCGCCCTTGGGGTTCTTACCTTCCTTGCGCTGCCATGCTGGAGTCTTAGCCATGATTAAGTGCTCCCGGCATCGTAGCTGTTAGCCACTACTAACAAAATAAACATGGACGAAACACCATTGTTGTTAGAGCTGCCAATCGCTGTCGCCTCAAGTGTGGTTTTTTCTGGGATAGCCAGCGGATACTCAAACACATAGTTTGCCACGCCATTATTGATAGTCGTGACTGCGGCGGTGCGACGAATGTTATCAGCGCCACGGGTAAAAAGCCGCCCCTGAACTTGGTTAGAACCGCCTGCTTGACCAGAGGAGAATAGCCCCTGAGAGACATATGCTGTGTAACCAGCGGGCACCGTCCAACTACCCGTTATTGTGGTGTTGTAGTCAAACTTGATAATGTCGTATGCGGTCGCAGGAACGCCAGCAGTCACAGTACCCGTGCCGATGTAAATATCACCAGCCGCACTATTTCCAGAACCTGCCGTTAACACATAAGCATAGTTAATCCGAAGCAGCGACGCAGCCATCGTCACAGCCGTTTGACCATTCAAGACAACAGTTTCTGACACCTCGTTATAGTTGGCGTCCAAACCCTGCACAACAATTGAACGTGCACCGGTGCCATTGCTTGTATCGTTTGCACTTGTGGAACTGACAGTCATCTGAAGCGCCGAAACCGGGAAAGTAATCAGGCTCGGCAAAGGCCAGACAGTTACTTGAGCTGTGTCTACATCAGGGTTAAAACCAAACACCGTCACATTGCGGTGAAAGGCAATTTGCCCACGCGAGACTTGCAACTCAAACGGCTCGTACAGGCCTCTCTGAGTTACGGAAGAAACTTTTCCGTAATTAGCCATAGAACACCACAATGGTTGCCGACGACAGGGTTGCATGGACATCAGTATTAAACTTGATGCCCTCGCCGGGGAACAGTATGTGCTCTGATCCCGCCGCTGCCGGAGCAGTAAACGAGAACCGCGTAGTACCGCCCGAACCGCCGTCTTTCAAAACAACCGTACCACCACTAGCGTAGCTAACAGTCACCGCTTTTACACGGGTCGTATCAGCATACGCAGTGTTGGTCGAAGTTACCTGCGCCGATTTAACGTCTGTTTGCATCATGATGATGCTCCTTTACTTAGACGTTTTGCTGGCCTACCAGCGGATCAGCAACGAAGTAAGTGATGTAGCCGCCAACAGTACCGCCGCCCGAAGTGTCGTCACGCGAGGTCACGTAAGCCATTTCGGTTGATGCAGTCAGAGTCAAACCGCTAGTAACCACGCCAGCCGAAGCAACTGACAGGTTGTTAGCGATAGCAGCAGGAGTAGCCGTGCCGGAGGTGTAGCCGGTTGTACCGAGATCGATAGAACCTGAGCCTGCGTTGTTAATTACAACAGACAGGACAACTGCGCCAGCCGGAAGAATTAGGTTAGGAGCGCCAGAAGCCGAAGAGACTTTGACGTTACCAGCAGCCGATGCGTCGGCGATGTAGAACTCAGCAGCCATTACGCCCGAACCGCAATATGCAGTACGAGTTTGATCGCCGCCACCCGAACGCCAAATACTTTGGGTAGTAGAAAGAGCCATGTTTTCCCTCATGCGGTTAGGTACGTCGATCTGCATGAAGTCAGCCGGGACTGTTCGACGCACCGGGTAACCCGGATTAGCGTTCTTATACTACTGTGGCAGGGGGGAGTCAAGCAGCTTATTCGACTTTTTCAGGTTCTCTTCTTGTGTAATCACCCGCAGATTCCAAGGCACGTGTAGGCCACAAACTTCGTCAGAAATTAACGGCACTATGTGATCAACCACGTAGCGTTCACCGGTCAGTTTGGTCAACTCCATTGCCTGCAAATATAGTTGCCGTATAGCTAATTTTTGTTCTGGAGTAACCCATTTTGGCGTGGCTGCACGATGGCGGCGCTTACGAACGCTAACAAGTGCTTTGTAAAGTTCCGGATTAGCTTCCTTGTACTTACGTTTATATTGAGTAACTTCGTTTTTCGGGCGAGCGTTTGCACGGGCTTTGACAGCTTCTCTATTTTTCTCGTAGTACCGCTTGCCAGCCGCCTTAGATGCTTCTGATTTGGGCTTCTCACTGCGCTTCTTGTTGTCCAGCGCCCAGTCTTCTTTCATGCATTCTACGCATGAACCTTTAGTCTTCCGTATGGTTACATGCCCACGTACGCATGGTTGCCCCGTGTAATAGTACTTGGCACCTGTGGCTTTGGCGGTAGCCCGGTCGGTAGGATACTCCGAGTAGTCCATATCATCCTCCTGTTATATGACACGAGTAATGATAATCGAACTTCAGAAAAAGAACAAGGGGGCCGAAGCCCCCTTGAAAACCCGCATAAATACTAGCTTATGCGCCTTGCGATCCGTACATCCCAAGCGGGTCACTCCAGCCAAAGCTGTAGCGCTCACGTGCTTTGTAACGAACGTTCCCTGTATCAAAATCCCCGTCCATTGACTGGGCCAGTGGGGTACGAACAAAGTGCTTCATACCGTTAGGAACGTCGGTGGTCAGGAACCATGCGTTCGTATCGGTCAAGAAGTGATTGATCGTGTAGCCCTCTGGGATCGAGCCGTTGTTCTTCAGGGCGTTGATGTCGTTGTCATTGGTGCCGACGCGGAGTTCGGTTTCCAACAGACGAGTAGCAACGAACTGGAGAGCAGGAGGAACGATCAGCTTACGTGGCTTAGCTGCGATCAGCAGGCCGCGTTCGTCAGTCCAAGCAGCGATCTGGATCACTGCGTTTTCCAACGAGGTTTCGTTCAGGTCAGCAGGTGTCGAAGGGATATTCGAGTTAGTGCCGCCGGAAACGAGTGGGTGAGAAGCCGAGAACAGAGGCACGCCGTCGCCGCCGTAGTACTGAGCGGAGTTGGTGAAGCCGTTGTTCAGGACCGATGCTGCTTTGACCTGCTTGGTGTAGGCCATAGCACGAGCCAGCGCCTTGGTATAACGAGCCGACAGGCTGTCATACAGGTTATCTTCGATGGCCTCTTCGGTCAGCGAGAAACCCAGTGCGATGGTTTCGTGGTTGTATCGAGCAGTCCAAGCTTCCTGACCGTTGTCGTACGCGATTGCAGAACCTTCGTTCTTCACCGGTGCGGCACTGAAGCCAGACAGTTTGGTTTCTTCTTCGAACGAACGCTCGGAAGTCTCGGTCTCGTAGATTTCCTTGTGCTCTTCGCCGTAGCGAGCGTACTCCATGCCGAACAAGGCGTTCAGGCCGGGGAGCAGCTCTTTCAGTAGTTGTGCGCGTGAAATAGCCATGATTTAGCTCCCTTATACGTTGGCAGTGCCGGTCGGGTTGTAATACGAATGACCGCCGTTATACGCCACGACGTTAGGTGCACCTTCCGTCAGAGTGATATACGGCATGTTCCATTTGACGATAACTTCACTGTAGTTACCGCTTGCATCGATAGTCTCTTCAACCAGACCAACGACACGGAATGGCAGCGTAAACGCTGTATTCGAGCCAGAATCGTAAGCACCGATATTCGAGTTACCCGAAATAGTGGTGTTAGTCGAAGGCTGCGAAATAGCCATGTTGTTACCCAGAATGGTGTTGTCAATCGGGGTGATGGTGGTCGAAGTTGCACCGCCAGTCACAGCGACTTTAAACAACGCATCAGGATCGTCAACAACGTACGCCAGAATGTCAGACGCAACAATGCTGCCCGGATAGTAGTTAGAGAACAACTTCTGACCGGTAGACGGGTTTGTATAAGACACGCCAACAAATACACCAACAACACCGGTCGCCGAGACAGTCGTAGTGCCAGTCTCTTTGACGATGAAGCCGGACGATAGGCGAACAATGTCGCCATTGTAGATAGCACCAGCAGTATTGCTGGCAATCGGGAGTTCACGAGTTTGGCCCGCGAACACCTGACCGCCGATCAAATTGATCGGTTTTAGCCCGTAGGGGGCATTTACAGTCGGATAAGCCATGTTTAGCTCCAAAGTTAAAAATTAACCACCTTTACCAAACGACGTAGAAGACTTCTTCTCAGAGAAAAGAGGCATTCTTGGGTCGTTTTGGCGCATCAGGCTGTTATCCACCGACTCCATCTGCCCTTCGGACTGTTGCTGATAGTAGCCATTACGCTGGTCCACCAGCTCCTGCGGAGTCTTGCAAAGTAACAACCCACCGACCTCGATGTTGTCCTTAAAGCGACTACCCGGATCGATTAGCAGTTGAAATTTTGGTTGCTCTTCGATTTTGACTGGCTCCCAGCCTTCACGCAGTTTTGCGGAAAGGTTACGTGGGTCAGCGTTGTTCAAAGTCGAAACGCGAATCCATCTGTACGCGAAACCGGGTTGCTTATCTGGTTCAGGGAGAAGCTCAGGTGGAGTCCACTGCTTGGGACGTTCCTGCACGGCACGAGTTTCAAGTTCACGGGTAAGTTTGTTTTCAGCCATTGTTGGCCTCCATTCTCATAAGTTCACGGGCGTATTGCTCAGGGCTGAGACCCAGCCGTTTGGCAATGTTCAACTGCGACTGCTTCAGCGTTATCTTTTTGGATGACGTGCTGCGGGTTGCAGGTGCAACGACCGTGGACGGCTTTTCTGTGCGCGAGACAGGTTTAGATTCCTGCTGCGTAGAATCTTGGAAGTAGTCCGGGAAGCGTTGACGCATGGTTCCGTCAATCTTCTGCCAGTATTCGTCGGTGGACGTGTACTGATTTCCGTACTGTTTGACTAGCTTTTGGTGTAGCCCAAGTGCAAGACTAGTCATCTCCTCGTCTTGACCGAACCAAGTATTGCGCTCTTGCCACGCAACTGCCCTTGGGTCAGGACGAGCCACTGGGACTTCTGGAGTGCTTTGTACCTCTTTTTCGTCAAATTGTAAAGAAGGCACGTATTCTTTTGCCTTTTGCAATTTGAACTGCGCAGAATTCAACCGTTCTTGCGCTTCTATTAACTTATCTGTATCCCCGGCATCGTAAGCTTCCCGGTACGCCCGTTTGGCGGAATCCAACTCCAACTCCGCAGCGGACTGATAAGTCTCAATGTACGACTTTTCACCAGCAGAAAGCTTCTCTTTAAGGGCGCGGTTCTCCTCAAGTATCCTTTTTGCTAACTCTTCCGCAGCCTGCCGCTCGCGAAGGGCTTGATCTTTCTCCCGGCGCTCGTCGTGATACACCTTTTTCATCTGCTTGAGGCGGATTTTGACTTTCTCGGAGTAATCCTCCAGTTCATCCCGCTCAAGCTCGTCAACAATCTCTTTGGGTAGGGGGGCTCGACCACGATCCTCTTCAGGAGTGTCGTCTTCTATTTCAAGCTGGAAATCATCTTTCTCGACTTCCACCTTGCCGCCCTGCTTGGCTTCCTTTTCATCCGGAAACTCAAATTCAACTTTATCCATTCACTTCTCCTTATGCGCGACGAATGCCACGGGGGTCTTGAACAACAGCTTCCACTGTGTCGTCGTTGATCATGCGGAACTCTTTGCCGTGAATCTTTAGGCGGGTGCCGCTATTAGGACGAGCCAAAATGAAGTCCCCCGGCTTACACCACGGGCCACTTGGGAAACGCTTTTCGTCTTTGTAGCAATCCGGACCTAGCGATACGACAAAAAACACCGTAGCTAGTACTTCTTCAAAATGACGAGTTTGGTCTGCTTTAATCAGCCCGCTCTCATACGAATCCTCAATTTCCGGCAACGCAACGAGGATGTGATACCCCGAAGGTTGTGGCAATTGTTTGGCTTTCTCTTCTGCTGTCTGTGGTACTTCACCGCTTTCTGTAGCGATCAGTATTTCACTCATCGTTGTAACGCTCCATTTGGTCTGCAAGGTCCAAGATAAAACCTTCTGCGATGGATAGACCTCGGATCTCCCCGCAGATTGCGCGGTACTCTGCGTAATCCTTCATCGTGCCCTCACTTACGGCATGCGCAAGTTGAGCTTGTTTGTCGTTAATACGTTCCTTGATAATCTCCAGTGTTTTGTCCACTGATTACTCCTTTTTAGGTTTAACTGCCCTCTGTTGCATTTCTGTTCGCGACCGAGCAATATCGATACCCATACGCATACCAGCTTCCTCTTGTCGAGCGGCAAGTTCTGCTTTGTCTTTGGCGGTTTTGGCACCAACCTGCATACCTGCAATCTCTTTTTGAGCGGCGATGCGTTCTTCTTCAACGCGGATTCTGTCCGCCTGCGCTGCTGCATCAATCTGAAGTTTTTGCTTCTTGATCTCAACTTCTTGCGCTTTGATCTGAAGCTCCTGCTGTTGCATCTGAACGATTGGATCTTGCGCAGCTTGTTGAGCCTGCTGTTGTGCAGCTTCGGCCTGATCTTTCTGTAACAGTTTGCCCGCAGCCATCGCCATCATGCGGCTAACTTCAACCTCCATCTCCTCCGGAATAGTCTCGCCATCTTCGTAGTCAGGAATATCCAGTGGCACACCCAACTGCTCTTCGATTTGTTTGCGGTACTCGAACGCAACGTGTTCGGCAATATGAGCTTGCATCGCCGCCATAATCATCGGAGCCTGCGGGTTCTGCCCAACTAGCTGTGCAATCTTCGGGTCTTGCATTGCCGCTACATGCACTTGTATATGGGCTTCATGATCCTGATACAGGAACGCCTTGACCGGCTTCATGTTTAGGATCGCCATGTTCTCCGACACCGGGTCTTTTGGCTTCTGATCTTCCGAAGCGGGGACAAGCTTGTGGATGTTCTTAATACCCAAGACCTCCAACATCTGCTTGTTCAGCTCGACCATGTCGTAGATTTGCGGGTTAGCCTGAGCCATCTGCATGACCGCTTGATACTGCACGACCTTCTGGCTCATCGTCGCAGCGTTCGGATCACTGACCGGGATCACATCGACGTTCTCGTAGTCTTGCTGACGTGCGCGACGTGGGCCTTCTTCCGGCTCGTAGCTGTACTCAGTCGGGGCATAAGCAGCAATGATGTGCTTTAGAAGCTTGAACTCCTGCTTCATTGCAAAGTGAATGCGGGCCTGAACAGCCGACATCACTTTTAGCTGACGCTCCAACAACGCTAGTGTCGTTCCAACAGGAGCCTGTGCCGACATGTCGGACACTTGTAGATCAGCAGCGGCTGCGAAGCGACGACCCTCATCCACGATCTGGTCCATCAACTGCTTCAAGACCAGCGACGGCTCCTTGTATGGGAGCATCATGATGTTGTCGCGAATAGTGCCCGACGCTACATCGACATCACGGAACTCACCCGGAGCGATAGGCGTATCGTCTCCTTTAGTGCGCATGCCTTTAGTCTTCAGACCGCCCGGCAAGTTAGACAGCGTACCCGAGTCAACCAACTGACGCAGGATAGAAGTGCCGCTCTTGGCGTACGCGCCGATTAAGTGGATCAGGCCAAAGTAGTAGAAGCCAAAGCCGGGGATGTAGCCGTAGTGGACGAAGTGCGTGCGCTTTTGTTTGGTGTCGTCATCCGGCTCGTAGTTGCGGCGGATCGCCAATATAGTTTTAGTGCCCTTCTCGATAGTGACGATGTACGGCAACGCGATGCCATCAGGGTCTTCGTAGCCTTTGAGGTTCAGGTTGACCTGCATCTCAAGCAGCTTGTAGCGGTCATCCGCAGTAGCGCGGAAGCCCATCTTCTCTGCGATCTTCTTCTCTACATCATCTAGTGCGTTGACCGGATCACCCAAGTCAACATCACGATAGAAGCCGCCTACCATGAGTTTCTTTAGCTCATTCTCGGTCTTACGCATCACGTGGGTTACACGAGGTGCGTTTTGCAAGTTCTCTGAGCCATAAGGCACCACCACATCTTCAGCCGGGACGAAGATAGAGACTTGACGTTCCAACGATGGGTCGTAGTACACCTTCTTAAACGCATTACCTGACAGACCCAAGCCCCACAGCATGCGCTCATGCTCACTGCGATATTCAGTCATCACTTCCGTGAGCTGATAGTTCATATCATTTTGAACCCTCTCGGCAGCTTCCTTCTTCGCTGTGGTCTCCTTTCCAATGATCTGCGTCTTAACCGGGCCACTCGCCGGGAAAGTCGCCATAATCGTCTCGGATTGGAACTTAACCAGAGCTTCTGATAAAAGGGGATGGTAAACACCACAGGCTCCTTCCCAAGGTTCACTGCGCTCTTCGAGCTTCATACCCAATAGCTCAAGGCCATCGACGTAGGTCTGCATCCAGTCTTTGCGACTAGCTACGTCATCCTCGTAGTCACTAATGAGTTCGCCTGCCAGACTCTCCAGCTCGTCCTCATCGATGTACTCAGCAAGGTTAGCGTTGAAGTCATCTGAAGTTTCTCTACCCGGCTCAAGCTCAATCTCTAGGTCGCCCATGCCAATAGTCACTGACTCTGGGTCCTCGATCTCAATCTCCAGCACGGGCTCGTCCATCACACCTGCGTCCATACCGCCAAGTCCTAGCGGTGCGCGGTTCAATGCTTTGTCGATTGCCATAATCTATCCTTAGTAATACGCCTTCTTGCGCCTGAATTCCCTTACTTCTTCCGGCTCATCCAGTTCTGTCCGGAGGAAGCCACCCTTACGGAAGCGCGACATGGCGAGGGATACCGAGTCCACATAGTCATCATGCTCCCCACCGGGGAACGACGCCACCTCATCCACCACTTCTTCCGCCCACCTTGTGTTGGGTACCCAGACGCGCCCGGAGGCGAAGATGTCTGACACCGCATTTAATCTACTAATCTTGTCGTTGCCCTTGTTAGGCGTGAATTCTTGCACAGGCACACCCATCGCCCGCATCTCGTATATCAGCGGCGCACCCGATGCCTTCTTCTCGATAATTATGGAGTCAGGTTCCCACTCCCGATACTCTTCCAGCGCCTTGCGTTTTAGCTCCGGAAACTCCATGCGCTTGCGAATAGCGTTTAAGAGGATGATATTAGCCTGCATAATGCCTGCCGAGTCCTCTTTATAGAAGACACCCCATGTAGTACACGCACTGTAGTCGGCTCGATTGTGTTTCTCGAACGCCGTATCCCAGCTTTGCAAGGTGAATTCACAGTACGGAGGGCTATCATCCTCCCAGATTTGCCACCATTCCCGCTTCACAATCGCCGAGCTGTCTGAGGTGGGCTGCTGCATGTACTGCGCCATCCATTTCTGGTTGGGCAGTTCGTTTCTGAGAGCTTGAAGTTCTTTAATTGACCAAAACTCAGGCCAAAGTGGGTTGCCAGAGGGCAAAATCGCCGGAAACTCGATCACCGTCCACTCATCGCCGTCTCTTTGCGCAGCAGACTTGATTACTTGCCCCGTCAAATCCTTCTTTGACCAGCGTGTCATCACAATGATGATGGAGCCGCCCGGCTGTAAACGCTGACGAGGGCCAGATGTGTACCACTCGTACGTCTTATCGTAGATTTCGGGGTTAATTTCGGCGAGCGCCGCCTCTTGTTCGCTGTGCGGATCGTCAATAATCAGAATATCCGCGCCTTTACCGGTTACCGCACCGCCAATACCGATAGCGAAGTAGTCACCGCCCTTGGATGTGTTCCACCGGCCCGCTGCTTTAGAGTCTGACTGGAGGTGAGTGTCCGGGAAAACCGACTTATATACGTCGCTGTCCACCAAGTTACGGACTTTTCGACCAAAACCCACCGCCAATTCGGCTGTATGGGAGGTCTGAATCACCTTTTTGTGAGGAAAATTGCCCAGAAACCACGCTGGCAGCAGATATGACGCGAATTCTGACTTGGTATGCCGGGGTGGCATGTTGATGATGAGTCGTTTGATCTCTCCACGAGCCACCTTTTCAAACGCCTGAGCCATTCGGACATGGTGCGCTCCATTAATAAAGGAAGGCCAGACCTTATGGACAAACGCCATAAAGTTCGTTTTTGCCGTATTGGCTTCCTTGCGAGTAGTCAACTCCTCCAGTAACTCCGCCGCCTTGATCTGGACTTCCTGCGGCAGGGCATTCAGTAGGGTCGGGTTACTCTTTATGGACTCCAACAGGTTCGGCTTCGCTGTCTGCTGGTTCGGGGTCATCTAAGGCTGCAAGTTCCGCATCAATATCGATCAAGGGTTTTGGACGCGCCGGGTCTTCCCCGTTCTCAATCACGTCCGCGTTACCCATGTATTTCTCCAAGAGCGTCACTAGCTCGCCTTCAAGGTCGGCTGTGGTTTTTTGCTTGATGGTGATCTCCATCTGCTCGCTGAACAGATTCACACCTCTACGTTTGCCTAGCAGTTCTAGGGCTTTCAGTCTTACTTTGGGGTCTTCGTCTTCGGTTTCTTCAAGGAGCCGATTAGTGACGTAGTTGGCGATGCGGCGGTTTGCGCCTAAGAACTCGTGGTCGTAACTTGTCAGGAGTGCTTCAAGTTTCAGAATGGCACCGGGCGGTGTACGCACTACATTGAGTGGACGTTGTTCCGCGAATAGTTGGTGGGCTACCGCGCTGTCCTCGGTGGTCAGGGGTATCTCGCCCCCTGCTTCCAACAAACTTTTGATCGTCTCGCATGCCGTAGCTGCGCGTTCACGAAACTGCTCCACCTCCTCCGGTGTTACGTCCAGAGGTAGTGGTATGCCAACTTCAGGTGTGATGACGAGGGGCATAGGCAAATTGTCGTGTTCTGCTTTCGCAGATTTTTTACATACCCCCCGCCTAATGGAACCTAAATAAAAAGGCAAGGGGGTGTGTTTCTATTTCGCGGAGTATAGCCATGCTTGGAATTTTTGCAAGGGGTGGGGGGTGTTGTCATTTTTGTATGTGATGTTGGGGGAGTGGTGACGGGATGTGTAAAACACAGCGCAGCGGGGCGGCGGAGTCCCATTTGCCAGCGCGGGGGGTAGGGGTACGGTGGGGTCGGCGGGTATCGAATTCTTAGGTCTGACCTAAACGAATGGAAAGCTTGACAGCTGGAAAGTTTTATGAGACTATTTGCTTGCGGTACCCAATCAACTAAATAGGAGTTTCAAAATGACAACGAAATCAAAAGCAAGCAAGGCCGAAGTGCAACAAGTGCAACAGGTAATTATCGATCTCGCAACAGAGGCCGGTGAAATGGCAGCAGGTATCAGCAACATATGCGATGCAGTATCTGCTATTACGCGTGACATGCATTTCCGCGCAGTGAAAGTAGGCCGTTTTAGTTTCAAGGATGAGAGCAAATGCTGCCCAATTGCAGCGGCCTTTATCAATGCGCGTTATCCAAATGCCGATGCAGTCTCGGATTCGACTGTATCCTTCACACTCTCATGCTTCCGCAAGGCCGTCGAATCGGGCGAGGACTATACCGAGAATCCTTCGCGCAAAGCCAAGGCCGCAAAGGCCGAGACCAAAGCCAAGGCCGAGACTGAGACCAAGGCCGAAGCAAAGGCCGAGACAACAGAGGCCGCAGAGGCCGCGAATGATGAGGCCGAGGCCGTCGAAGCGGATGAGACCATCGTTTGCGCGATTAAGAAAAAAGCAACTCTCAAAAAGGCCGCGCAGGAAATCCGCAAGCTTGCCAACAGCATGAAACCTATCGACGGCCTTAACCTGCTGGCAGCGATGCTACTCGACGTAGTTGACGAAATTGATGCGCAGTGATCGACCCGACCCGATCCAACCCACCCCGCTTCGGCGGGGTTTTTTATTGCCCAAATTTTGGGCACGAGAACTGGTGTCAAAATGGCAGGAGGGTGGGCGAGCTTGCGTGACGCGCGCGTCGCGTGTGCGTGACGCGTGAAGTGGGAGAGAGCGCGAGAGAGGGGCACAACGCGCAGGGGCGAAACCAGTTTTCGAAGAGAGATTCTTAGGTCTGACCAAAGAATGTAATAGTGAAACATGGACGTGTTCCGTTATTACAGGTTTGTTCCGCAATTCCGATTCTTGGAACAAGCTTTGGAACAGCCAAAACCCGCATGTTTCCTAGCTTTTTTCTTCTTTCTACTACTAATGTTCCATGTTCCATAAAATAAATATACAGAGTCTAAAACGTGTTTTGTAATAACGTAACAGCCTTTCCGATTTTCCTATTACGTTTGTTACAAAGAGCTGTTTGGCAGCGTTATTTTTACGGAACAAGTGAACAAAAGACAAAACACACCCCAAATCCCGCATGTTTGCAGGAAAAAAGCCCTGTTACTCGATTTTGGAACACACCGAACAAATCCCGCATTCTTGGAACAAGGCTTGTAATACTGAAACACTAAACGGTTCGGACGATGGCAATCCCCGTTTCTTCCCGATGCACCGAATACTTGCGCAACCTATCGCTAAACCCCTCGCGCTTGTACATTTCTTTGTACCCGTTGTTGATGCGCATGATGGCAACCCGAACAGATGTTTCATTAATAACATTCTGTGGCATCAATACCGCTTCATCACGTTCCAACCCATCCACAGCCTTTCGTACCTGATCAGCTTTAGTAATACGGTTCAGGTTGCGCACGTACATTTCTTCAGGCGACATGCGCTCGAAGGTTTTCACGATAACGTATTCTTTCTGTTCCATTATTTCACCCCTAGTTACCGGCTCATGCCGTGAAACAGATTATATAAAACGCGAAGTGAAACAACAAGCGAAATGTAATAAAAGACTTGACAAACGGAAAGACTTGTGGCATAATTCAGTCTGGCTAGTAAATCGCTAGCCGACAACAAAATCTTAGGTCAGACCTAAGCAACCCTTGGAGAACATTATGACTACTAAAAAACCTTCGGGCTACATTATCTATCGCGGCCCTTCTCTTTTGGACGGCAAACCCATTGTCGTTGTGGCAATCGTCAAAGAATCCAAAAATGCCAAGACCGGCAACATGGTGCAGACATACATCTTGGTGGATAACGGACTAAGCCCGGTGGAGTCAGCGCGGTCACTGGCTGATGTATCTATTTGTGGTGACTGCAAACATCGGCGCGGTACAGGCGGTGCGTGCTACGTAAACCTCGGTCAGGGTGCTCGGTCAGTGATGGACGGCGTGATGCGCGGTATCTATCCGAGTGTCCGGCTGAGTGAAGCGGCTGATGTAGTTGCTGGTAGGAAAGTGAGACTCGGCACGTACGGTGACCCGATGGCGGTTCCTGCCTATATCTGGTGGGGCTTGCTCGAGCATGCCGATTCGCATACTGGCTATTCACATCAGTGGAACCCAGACACCGAGATTGTCAAATCGTTAAACATTCTGCATCCCGGTCAGTATGACGAGGTTCGCGAGCTGTGCATGGCATCGGTGGATAACGAGGACGAGTACGCACACGCAGTGTACGAAGGCTGGCGCACGTTTCGCGTACGTGGGCTGGATGATGCCGAAAAAGCAAGCAACGAGTTCGTGTGCCCGGCATCCGAAGAAGCTGGCAAGAAAAAACAATGCCACGAATGCATGGCATGCAACGGTGTCGGTGAAGATGACTCACGTATCAAAAAAGCAACTGTCGTGATCACGGTTCACGGCTCACTCAAGAAACGATTCGAAGTACGTGCAGCGTGAGCTGTGTGTGATGAGCGGGGGATTCGTCCCCCGATTCTTAGGTCTGACCAAAACTTGGAGAACGATATGAGAACGAATGAACTGAGCGGGGCTGCGCTGGACTGGGCGGTGGCAAGCATTGAATTGACTGGACACGATGACTACACCAACGTCTTGATGGTCACGGTAGGCGATGACAACGACTGGAAATACACCCCATCAACCGACTGGGCGCAGGGCGGGGCGATCATTGAGCGCGAGGGCATTTGCTTGGTATTGAATCAGCATAGGACATGGGATGCTCACAAGGACAACGTAAACTTTTTCGAAACCGGCACAACACCACTAATCGCAGCGATGCGCTGCTACGTGGCAAGCAAGCTGGGTGATGAGATTGAACTACCGGAGGGCGTGAGATGAGAACACTCGAGGCGCAATATCAAATAGAAAACATGGAGGCAGTCATGCAAGCAGCCAATGCAGTCATCAAACCAAAAACGAATGTAGCTAGCTACAAGACCGGGACGCTGGCAAACAAAACCAAACAGCAAATAGAGCAGGCACTGGGCTTTCCGCCCAACGTGGACGATGACCCGGACAAGGTGCGGTATAGCTGGGCATTCACGATCAACGGCAGAGAGTGTGCCATCTGGGATTGGAAAGGCTCGGCGGATCAGGATGTGTGGTCGGTGTATGACCCGAGTCGTGTGCTGTCAATCGTTATGTGAGAGGTGTGTGATGGATAAAGAAGAATGGGTAATTCTCGCGGCGGCGGTGATGGGTGCGTTCTTTGGCGCGGTGCTGGCGGTGCTGGTGATTCTATATAGGGGGGTTTTGTGATGGATACGTATGACTGGGTCGGTGTGATCTGTGCATTGGTGTTGTTCGGTGTTCTATTGATGACGTATGAGGGGGTGATATGAAATACGAAGTAACGATACGCGCCAAGATCACGAAGACGTTTACCGTAGATGCGGTGGATGAGGACGCGGCGATGGCGCAGGCGAATGAGATGTTCGATCTTGATTTGAACGGCAAGGAGAGATACGAACAGTTCGTGCTGAACATAGTAGAAACTTGACACAGAGAAAGCTTTCCATCATAATACAACCTGTAGCACAAACCTTGGAGAAAACGATGAACACAATCTTTATGTCAGAAGTAGACCGGCTCGGCATCCTGCTGGCGCAGATCGCTGACCTAACCAAAGAAGCCAACGCCATCAAGGCAGGCATCAAAGCAGACACGCGGTCTAAGACGTTCGAGGGGTACATGTTCTGTGCCACTGTAATAGATCAGGACAAAACCACGTATGACGTTGATGTACTGAAGACGGCAGCTGACCCAGCTATCCTCGAGCTGGCAAAGCGCGAAACGTCTCAGGCCAGTGTCAAAGTCACCGCACGTCGAGCCAACTAACCAAATCTTAGGTCAGACCTAATCATGACGTACTAACCCTTGGAGAAACATCATGTCACGCATCAATCTCAACACACGTGTATCACTCAAGCAGGCCAAAGCAGCAATCGCAGCAATCGGTGCGCAGCGCACCCTCCTCTTGCAGGGCGAGCCGGGTATTGGCAAGTCGTGGCTGATCAAGGAACTCGCAGCTGAGTTTCCTACACATCGCCCGGTCTACATCGACTGCCAACTGCTACTGGATCAGGGTGACTTCTTCTACCCCTTCATTGCCGACACTGACGGCGGCAAGATCGCAGAGCGTGTGATGCTCGAGGACTTCAACTTCAACAGCGATCAACCGCTGATCATCATGCTCGATGAGATCGGCAAGGCAAACAAGGCGGTGATGAACGTGCTGCTGACGCTGATGTATGACCGGCGCATTGGCTCGGTGCCGACACCCGAGGGCAGCATGGTGTTCGCGACTACCAACTTGAGCACCGATGGTGTGGGTGACTTCGTTGCAGCGCATGCACGTAGCCGGGTGATCCGACTCGAGGTAGCCAAGCCGCATGCTGGGTTCAATCCTGACGGTAGTATCGATGCAGATTCATGGGGTCACTGGGCATTGGGTAACGACATTGCTCCTGAGCTGGTGGCGTGGGTCAAGAGCAAGCCCGAGTGCTTGGACAGCTATCGCAACTACACCGCAGGTGAGAAGTGGGGCAATCCGTATGCGTTCCATCCTACACAAGGTGCTGAGTCATATGTCTGTCCGCGCTCACTGCATGCAGCGTCTGATGTGGTCAAGCAGCGTAATGTGCTGGGGCATGAGCTGACACTGTCGCTACTGGCGGGTGCTGCGGGGGAAGCGTTTGCACGTGACTTCTCTGCATGGCTGCTGGTCAAGGATCGCGTGGCTTCGATGGATGCGGTGGTCGCTTCGCCTGAGTCGGCGGCGGTGCCAGAGAATCACGATGCGGTTGCGCTGTGTGTAATGGTGTTCAGTCTGGTGGCTGCAACGACAGACAAAACAATCGTGCCGTTCACTACGTACATGCAGCGTCTGCCCAAGGAATATCAGGCGATGTACTCGCGCTCTGTGATGGCGAGTGAAGAGAAGCAGAAGGTAGCGATCAAGTGCGAGAAGTTCCGCAAGTGGTCGATGGACAATCACTGGATGTTTTAAGGGGGCGTTATGAGTTTATCTGCTGAACAACGGTTGACCCGCTCTGTCGTGTGGCTGATGGGCGAAGCAAAGTACGCTGCGTTCTCTGGCCTGTACATGATGGGCAAGATCGAGGTCAACGATACGGTGCGCACTGCATGCACCAACGGACGTGATGAGTTTTATGGGCGTGCGTTCGTGGAGTCGCTGACTGATGAGGAGGTGCGGGGTCTCAAGCTGCATGAGACGTGGCACAAAGCAGGGCGGCACTTCATGGTGTGGAAGCATCTCGCTGATGAAGACCCCAAGCTTGCCAACATGGCGATGGACTACGTGATCAATCTGTTTATTCATGACAGTGATCCGAAGGGCGAGGATGTGCGCCTACCCAAGGGTGGGCTGCTCGATGAGCGGTTCCGTAACATGGACATCGGTGAGGTATACAAGGTACTCAAACAGGAGAAAGACAATGGACAGGGGAACGGTAAAGGGCAAGCAGGACAGGGCACGCCGGGTGACGGCGGCGAGAGCGATACCTTGGATGAACATGACTGGGATTCTGCGAGTAGCCTCAGTGCAGAAGAGCAGGACAAGCTGGCAACAGAGATCGACGAATGCCTCCGGCAAGGTGCGCAAGTAGCAGGCAAGCTGGGTGCGAAGATGCCACGTGGTCTCGAGGAGATGTTGCAGCCCAAAGTAGATTGGCGTGAGCAGTTGCGTGACTTCGTGGGCGCATTCGCTGCGGGTGCTGACTTGCCAAGCTATCGCAAACCTAACCGAAGACTCATGTCCAGCAATCTGGTGTTACCGAGTCACATCTCGGAGACTGTCGGCAAGCTGGTGGTTGCAGTGGATGCATCGGGTTCGATCATGGGGGATATGCTGACTGCGCTTTTGTCAGAGGTGAACAGCATCTGTGAGGTGGTCAAGCCCGAGTCGGTGGAGTTGTTGTACTGGGACACCGAGGTCTGCCAGCATGAGACCTACGATGCGAACAGCTACGCTGGGTTGTTGACTTCGACTAAGCCACGTGGCGGTGGCGGTACTGATCCGCAGTGTGTGGTGGACTACATGAAGCAGAAAGCAATTCGTGCCGAGTGTGTTGTCGTGCTGACTGACGGGTACGTGAGTAGCTGGGGTAAGGATTGGTCTTGCCCTACATTGTGGTGCATAACAGAGAAGCGCAAAGTGTCCCCTGTTGGACGTAGCGTACATATCGAGCTGTAAACAACTTTACCTTGGAGAACTATCATGGCTATTCAGAACTCATCTGTATTGGTTGACCTGCACATCACTGCATGGACTGGACGCAAGCTGGACAAGAAAGTGTCGGGCGAGATCGACGCAAGCAAGAACACCAAGACCCGCGCTGGCAATTACCACAAGCACCTGCTGGCTGGCACTGACAAACTCGAGACAGTTCAACGTCTGGCTGGTGCGCTACGTACGTGGCACCACGAGAACACTCTGCCTTGGTCGGATGGTGGCTCACGTCTGCTACCGATGAAGAACTTCTTTGACTACAAGCAGGAGCTGTCAAAGCGTCAGCGCGAGTTCGACGCAGCGGTGCAGGACTTTCTGGATCACTATCCGGAACTCTTTC